AAAATGGATATATTGCTCATGGAATACTATAGAGGATTTAGTAAAATATAACGAAATGGATAGAGAATTATTGAAAGAATTCTGTTTAGAACATTTATTTGATATTAAAAGTATTAACATAAAGTTAAATATAATTAATAATTTAGAGAAGGAAAAGGAAGCGGGCGATGATTTTATAAAAAAATTAAATAAAGTAGTAAATAAATATAAAATTGGTGATTTACTATTTTTACCAGATTATATTTTGAAAGACGGGAATCCCGATTATCCCTCACCACCAGGTGAGACATGGGAAATTTTGAAAAAAAGATCTAATATAGGTGATGATTCTTTCTTTAAATTAGATGAAACTACAAAAACATATAAAAATTATGTTGGTGATGATGCAGCAGCGCAATTTTGGAGTAAAATTAGGAAACCTGCAAATATCAACAATTCAGCAAAGGTTGATATTAATAAAATAAGTAATAATACTCCTATCGGATTTATGAGTATAAAAACTATCAGAGATAAAGAAATTATATTTAAAACAAAAAATATGATAAAACGAAAGGGTGAAAGAATAAATAAAGGAATTGTATGTCCATCGAAAGGAGTGAGAAAAAAAGTAAGATTAGATAATATAAATAGTTTAATTATAAACGGTATAAATTATCCTAAGGAGTGTAAATCAAAAAAATATATTCCAGTAGCGAGCAAGGGAAAACGCATGGAATTTAATATATTATGGAAAAATAATAAAAAAATTAAATTAGCGTTTTCTAATAATGATGTCGAAGAAGGACACAAGCGTGCTCCTAATGATACTGAATTATGTATTGAATTAGAATTTTTATTAAGACATTTAGATAAAATAAAACATAATGGAAAAAAATACTTTTTTTCTACAATAGAAGATGTATTTTATGGAAGAATTAGTCAAATAGAAAATAACATATTTTCTGACAAATAAAATAGTTTATTAAAATTGAAATATAAATAAACAAATTATATTATATTATATAAATGAGTGCTTCTTCAAAAAAAAAGTTAAAATATAAAAAAAAATCACGAAAGGGTATTTTTATGAAAAATATTTTAACACGTAAAATTATTTTACCTTTTCAAAGTGTTGGAAGTAACATAAAAGAAAATATTATTAAAATATTAGAACAAGAATCGTATAATAAATGTTCAAAAGAAGGATATATTAAGAATAATTCTATAAATATTTTATCATATTCGTCAGGTGTAGTAGAAGAAAACCATGTTGTATTTGATGTTTCTTTTGAATGCGATATATGTCATCCAGTAGAGGGGCAATTAATAAAATGTCAAGTTCAAAATATTACAAGAGCAGGTATTAAAGCAGTTTATATAAAAGAAAAAAAATCGCCTATTATTGTATTTATTGCACGAGATCATCATTATAGTAATGAAAGTTTTAATAAACTTAAAGAAAATGACGATATTACGATTAAAGTTATAGGTATTAGATATGAATTAAATGATGAATTTATTTCTGTCTTAGGAGAATTAAGGCAAAAAATTAAATCTAAATCAAAGGTTACTATTATTGAAGAATAACTTCTTTCATATGATTTATACTTAAACATAATTTTCATTTTTTTTTATATGAATGATTTAAATAATTTAATACTACTTAAAAATCAAATTGAAAATATGGATAAAATTCATCATGTTAAAATATTAAATATATTAAAAAATAATAATATAAAATATTCGGAGAATCGTAATGGAATATTTGTAAATATGACATCCTTTGATTCACAAACTATTGACAATATTGAAAAAATATTATCTTATATTAAAACTCAGGAAAAATCCTTAATAGATGTTGAAACTATTAAAGACGAACTTAGTAAAGATTATTTTGTAAATGATAATAAAGACAAAAAAAATAATAATATAAATGAATATTCATAAGATTATTAATTCTTTTCGTCAATATACCTTTAATACTAATAATATTCAAAAATTATTAGTATCCAAAAAAATAAAAAAAATCAATAAAATAAATAAAAATATAGTTAAACCTAAATTAATGGAAGTAAAACAAGTTGATTTTTTTATACCAAAAGAAAAAGATTTTTTATTTTGGGTATGGATAATATTTTTATATGGGTTTAGTGAATATGAAATATTAGGTAAAAATACATTTATAACTGAAAAAAATTACAAAATTAATTTTATTGAAAAATTAAGAAATAAAGAAAATAAACCTATACTAAAAAAATTAAAAACAAAATTAGCAGAAATAGAGGGTAATTTGGCAAATGAAAATTTATTACATTTAAAAAATTTAGAAACTATGTTAATTATAGACAATTTTAATTTTATTTATATGGATGATAAGATATATTATGAAAATATTTCATATCCTGATAATAAAACATTAATAGTAAAATATTTTAAGAAAGATGATAATTATGGATTATTATTAGATAATAAAAAATTATATGAATATCGTAATAAACTATTTGTTGTTAATAGCTATATTAAACCTATTAAGGGTATATCTAATTATAAAGCACAAGATTTAAGAGATATATGTAAAAAATTAAATATTAATGTTATGAAAACCCCAAGTAAAAAAAAAACAAAAAAAGAGTTATATCAATTAATATGTGAAAAAATACAATAAATAAAATTGATTATTATATAAAAATATATTGTTTTATATATAATTATGGCTGATGATGAAAAAACACCAACTGAAATAATGAGAGAATATATTTCCGTATATTTAGCATCGTATAATCGAAATTATAATGGTGATGAATTTGAAATTAAGTTTGGAACTAACCATTATAATCAGATAACTAAAATAGATTTTGATAATATAATACAAAAATTACGGTCATTAAATTTTACTTGTGTCAATGATTCTGGCGATTATACATTAAATATTATAAATGAATATGCGGACCCTTTGACTGGTAGAATTAAAGATTCTAATATCAGAACTACTATATCAGGTATTAGTAATATTCAAAAATATTGTAAAGAAAACATGATATATGAAGATAAATTGCAAAATGTAGAATTTTTACAAAAATTTCGAAAAAGAGTATCCAGAGATGAACCACCATTAAGACCTATTGATTTTCGAGATTTTCAATTTAGACTTAATTATAAAAGTGAAAGAAATTTAACTCCTTCATCTTCAAGTACTAATATTAAACCAGAAATATTACAATTATTAGATAATTGGAGAGATTCAAGAAAATTATTTAGATTTATAAAAAGATATACATTTGTTCATAAAGATACCGTTAATTATCCATTTAAATTTGATATCAGTATTGTTAAAACAAATAAACAAAGAAAATTACATAATAGAAGAAAAATATTTATAAAAGAATACAGTATTAATGATGCCAATGTATTTAACGAACCTGAAAATTATGAAATTGAAATGGAACTACTTAATTCTCACGCAAAAATACCTGAAAATACATTAGATGTTTTACATAATAAAATTAAACGAGGAATTAAATATGTTCTATCTGGATGGCAACAAACAAATTTTCCTATTTCATATAGAAATCAGAGAATAATATTAGATGAATACATGACTTTAATTCATGGAAAAGATAATTTACCAAAAAATAAAGAAGGTAAATTAAGAAATGCACATAGTGGTGATTTTATTGGACCTTCTTCTGTTAGTCTGGAAATGAGAAATATTATGCCAATTGATACTGATTCTTCTGCTCCCAATATAAATAAACCATATACTGTTACTGATAAAGCTGATGGTGAAAGAAAATTATTATTTATAAATAATGTTGGTAAAATATATTTAATAGACACTAATATGAAAGTTCAATTCACTGGCAATATAACAAAACACAAAAATTGTTGTAATACTATTATTGATGGAGAACATGTTTTAAATGACAAAAATGGGAATTTTATAAATCTATTCTTGTGTTTTGATATTTATTTTAAAAATAAAGAAAATACTAAGGGATTTCCTTTCATGAAAATACCTGGTGGCGAATCCAAATACGAAAATAATGATATTCCTAAGGATAAATATAGAGGTAACGAACTTAATACTTTAATTAGCTCCTTAGATTCTATTTGTGTTGTTAAAACATACAACACTCCTTTAAATATCAAGATGAAAACATTCTATTCTAATATTGATAGTAATATTTTTCAAGAATGTAAAAAAATATTAGATGGTCAAAAAGATGGATTATTATTTAATTATGAAACTGATGGTTTAATATTTACTCCTTGTGATAAAAGTGTCGGATCATCAAAAGTTGGTGAAATAACTAAATCTAAAAAAATGAGATGGGATTATTCATTAAAATGGAAACCTCCTGAATTTAATACTATTGATTTTCTTGTTAAAACCAAAAAAGACGAAAATAAACAAGATATTATTGGAAATATATTTACAGATGGTAATAATTTGACCACTTATGATAAATTAAATCAATATAAAACTCTTATTTTACATGTCGGATTTGACGAATCTAAACACGGATTTATTAATCCATGTGATGATGTTTACAATGATAAAATACCTGACTCTAAAGGAAAATACGATTATAAAGCTATGCCTTTTATACCTTATGAACCTATGCCTTCATATCCCATTCATACTACAAATATTGTATTGAAAAATTTTGGAGGTGATAAAAAACTATTTACTGAAGATAATAAAACTATATTTGAAGATGATATGGTTGTTGAATTTAGATGGGAACAAACTATGAAAAGAGGATGGCAATGGATTCCTATTCGTGTAAGATATGATAAAACTTCTGAATATCAAAGAAAAGGGCGAATTACTTGCAATGCTTACACCACTGCCGAGGGTGTTTGGCGTTCCATAAACAAACCTATTACTGAACACATTATTTCTACTGGATTAAATATTCCCGATACATTAGACGATAATATTTATTATGATAGAACTTCTAATGAAACAAATACAAAATCTCTCAGAGATTTTCATAATAGATATGTTAAAAGAAATCTTATTAGAAATGTATCCAAAAGAGGTAATACTTTAATTGATATGAGTGTTGGAATGGGGGGTGATTTACAAAAATGGATTGATTCTAAACTATCTTTTGTATTTGGTATTGATTATTCCAAAGATAATATTCAAAATAGATTAAAAGGGGTTTGTGCCAGATATCTCAGAGCTAAAAAAAAATATAGGGTTATGCCAAAAGCATTATTTATTCAAGGTAATTCCGCATTAAATATTAAATCTGGACTTTGTTGTTTTAGTGAAAAAGGAAAACAAATTATTCAAGCATTAAATGGATTTGGACCTAAAGATGAAGGCATACTCGGTTCTGGTGTATATAAACAATATGGTGTTGCTCAAAATGGTTACGATATTATAAGTAATCAGTTTTCCATTCATTACTTCTTTGAAAATAAAAATACCTTTTATAATTTCGTAAGAAACTTAAATGAAAATTGTAAAATTGGAGGATATTTTATTGGAACATGTTATGATGGAAAAAGAGTCTTTCAAAAATTAAAAGGAAAAAATACTGGAGAAAGTGTATTTATCTTAAATGAAAATAAAACTAAAATGTGGGATATTAAAAAATTATATAATCAAAATGAATTTTCTAATGATGAAAATTCTCTCGGATATGCTGTTGATGTTTATCAAGAATCTATTAATAAAACATTCAGAGAATATTTAGTTAATTTTGAATTCTTTACCAGAGTCTTAGAAAATTATGGATTTGTTCCTATTACTACACAAGAAGCTAATTCTATGGGATTTCCTCAAGCTATCGGTTCATTTGAAGATTTATTTGATAATATGATAGATGATATTCATAATAACAAATTAAAAAAATTCAATGTAGGTAAAGCTTACAATCTTACATCAAATGAAAAAATTATATCATTTCTTAATAATTATTTTATTTATAAAAAAGTTAGAAATCCTAATGCAAAGGAAATTACAGATAATATATTGAATATTACTGAACAACAAGCTGAATTAAGTAAAAATCAAAATGATGAACTTCAAAAAACTCAAGATAAACCTAAAACAAGACAGGTTAAAAAATATAAGAAAAAATTAAAACTACCAAAATAATATAAATACTAACCTCTTTTAATATATAATATAATATGATATATTATGTATTACCTCAAATAGAGTTTCATATAAAAAATAAAAATTTAAAAATTACATTTGATAAAAATAAAACCAATACTACCAATAAGTATAGTTTAAAAAAATATTTATCAAAAATAAAAAGTTTAATTGATAAACATATTAAGGATTGGGATAATATTAAAAAATTCACAAATCCATATGAATTTATTCATACAAATATTCCTAATCAAAAAATATCTGTTAGTAAAATCAAACCTATTAGTAGAGCTTTTTTTAAATTAATTGAAATTTATAACTCACACAATATTTTTACAAACAATAATCCTATCAAAACTTTTCATTTGGCTGAAGGTCCTGGAGGATTTATCGAAGCTACCGCATATATAAGAAATAATATAAATGACACTTATTATGGTATGACACTTATTGATAATAATATAAATATTCCTAATTGGAGCAAAGCTGATAATATACTACAAAAATATCCCAATATTAAAATTGAATATGGTAAAGACCAAAAGGGTGACCTATATAATCATCAAAATTTGATATATTGTAAAAATCAATATAAAAATTCTATGAATGTTATCACTGCTGATGGAGGATTTGATTTTTCTAATGATTACAATAATCAGGAAATTTCAGCATTTAGACTTATATTTACACAAGTTGCTTATGCTATTACTATGCAATCTAATGGAGGAACATTTATATTAAAAATTTTTGATTTATTTGAGACTTCCACTTTAGAAATATTATACCTCTTAAGTTGCTTTTATAACAAAATTATCATTTGCAAACCTAATACAAGTCGTTCTGCTAATTCTGAAAAATATATTGTTTGTAAATATTTTAAATATAATAATACAGAAGAAATTTCTAACAAATTTATTAATATTTTGAAAATTTTTGAAACTTTAGATTTTAAAACATATAGTATTTATTCTATTTTAAACATACCTATACAATCTTATTATAGAACTCAACTATTAGAAATCAATGCTTGTCTTAGTCATATCCAAATTGAAAATATACTTAATACTATTAAAATTATTACTCATAAAGACAAAAAACATGAAAAAATACAACATTTAAAAAGCAACAATATGCAAAAATGTATGAATTGGTGTATTAATAATAATATTCCATATAACAAATATTTTCAACAAAATAATATTTTTTTAGGCGAAAGACTCAAAAATATAAATAAATTCTAATTATATATATGCCCTTTCATACTGATTTAATGTATGCGTATAATTTAACTAATAAAGTTATAAAAACTTTAGAGAGATTAGAAAAAAAACATAATCCTTATAGAAATAAAACTGTTAAAAGAAAAGGGAAGAAAAGGAAGAATAGAACCAGGAAAAATTAAAATATAAATATAAATTATAATGGTAAAATACAAGAAAAGACGTTCTCGTTGTGCAGGAAAAACCCGTAAAGCTTGCAATTCTAAAAAAAATAAAAAAAGATGCAGAATGACTAAAAAAGGTAAAAAGAAGAGCCACTGCCGTTCTCGCAGAAATCGCACCAGACGCATGCGTAAAAGAGCCTCCACTCTTCTTTCACCCGGTCACCGCCGCACTCGCTAATTTATAAAATATATTATTTATTACGATAATATATTTTAAATACTTACTATTTTTGACAATTAACATGTCTCTCATAGAGATTCTATATAATATCGTTGTAACTCTATGATCTTTTTATTTTCTCTCTTATTTTTCAACTCCCTTAAAAATTATTTGGAGAGAAATTTCACTTTCTCTTTCTCTATAAAAATAGAAAATTAAAGCATTATGCTCTAAAAAATAAAAATCTCAAAAAGTTAATACCTACAAGATTTTTATCCAGTAACAATTTTTTGAACAAACTATTTTGCGAAAATGAAAAATGGACATTTTTAAAATGTCCAAAATTGAAATATAGGATAAGTTTTGTAAAATTAAAGAACCCAAAAATTAGTTTTCAAAGCATCTTGTAAGAAATTATTGAAAAAAATATATTTACTTTTGTGACTGAAAAAAAAAACATGCGATAAGGACTTAAAAATATTTTCTGGACATTATATAAAATGTCCAAAATTTGGAACCCAAAAAGTAGTAAAAGTAGTAAAAGTAGTAAAAAATATTATTGTAGATTTTGTCATTATACAGCATCACAAAAGTCAAACTATGAAAAACATTTAGCAAGTAAAAAACATCAAAAAAGGAGTGTCCAAAATAGTGACCAAATGGTGTCCAAAGTGACCGATTTGGAAACTTTGGGATTTTTTTGTAAATATTGTGATAAAAAATATAAGACCAAAAGTGGTATGTATAGACACATAAAAAAGTGTAAATTAAAATATATGGTAAGCTCAAAAAGTAGTGAAAAAGTAGTAAAAAGTAGTATCTCTATGGATGAGATAGATGATCCATATTTAGAAATAGCAAATCTTAAAGAAGAAAATCTAAAATTAAAAGTTGAAATTAAAGATGAAAAAATTAAAAGTTTAGAAAAACAATTAGAATATGAAAAGCAAATAACGAAAAAATGTATAGAAGTAGCTAAAACTAATGCAACTACTACCAATAACTATAATAACTGCGGTAATCAAAACATATCTATTAAGTTATTTTTAAATGAAAACTGTAAGGATGCTCTTAATTTAACCGATTTTGTTAAAAATATTCAAGTAACTTTGGAGGATTTAGCATATACAAAAGATAATGGATTTGTAGATGGTGTGACGAATATAATTAAAAAACAATTGGAAGACTTAAAACCAACAGAAAGACCAATACATTGTAGTGATGCAAAGAGATTAAAATTCTATGTAAAAGATAATGATAAATGGGAGAAAGATGAAAATAATGAAAAAATAGATAATACGATAAGAGACGTAAAATTAAAGCAAACAAAAACAATGACAGAATGGGAAAATCAAAATCCAACGTATAAAAATGATTCTAAATTAATGGATGAATGGATGGATATATTAGATAATGTATCGGAAGGACCAGATAATCCCAAAAAAGCAAAAACAGCTTTGAAAAAGAAAATAGCATCTTGTACCGAAATAAAAGATGCTATGGAAAAAATCAATTAAATTTTTCATTAAGAAGAGCAATAGTAACGTCTTCATTTTTTGAAATAGCCAATATACCCTTAAATCGCCTATTGATTTCAGGAAAAGGAATATTGACAATAAGTCTTTTTCCTTCAGTAATATATTCTTTAAATTTTTTATAAAGTAATTTAACGGGTTCATAAGTCATATCTAAATTAAAATGAGTTAGTTGAATTAAAATTTCTCTAATTTCATCTTGTCTTTCTTGTTTGGTTCTATACTCAATTTTTTTCTTTTCTCGTTTAACCTTTTTCTTTTTGTTATTAATCATATAAAATAACAAAAAGATTAATTTTTAAGTTATTTGCGCGAAAATCTTGATGGAAATACAATAGTTCTATTCCCTCCTCTATTAAATTCTCGGTATCTTCTTGTTGAGTATCTAAATGGTTCATTATCATTAAAATCTTCAACAGTAATATCATTTTCAACAAGAGGTCTTGATGATTGATTTCTTCTGCATAAAGGACAATTAGGTGTTTCTCGTAACCAAGTATTAACACAATTTTTATGAAAAATATGATTACACGATAGTACCTTTTTATCAGTATTTTTAATTTTGTCTAAACATATAGAGCATTCTGGTTGTTCTTGAGATATTACAACATTTCTATTTACACGTTGAAAAAAAGGTTGAACTATATTACGGTTTATTTGTGATGTAGGAAAAACGTAGTGAGGCATACCATCGTCGTTTATATTAGCAGCATCAGCTAATCTGGATTGACCAACTGCCATCATTTTAACAAGTTTTTTAGGAGAAAAACAAAAATTACCAAAATTAGGTAATTTACCAGAAAAGCCATTATCATCGTGGTTTTTAATTTCAAAATAATAATTACCTGATGGTAAGTAATTTCCATTTTCATCATATACTCCCCTTATTGTACTAATTGTTGTTTTTATTTTTCTTATTGACATATATTTTATTAAATTATTTTATTTTTGAGCAAATAGTGTTTGTAAATAAAATTAATCATAGTGGAGGAAAGATTTTTAACGAAAGGTTTTCCATATTTAACCAAACATTTTTCTAATTTATCTATAGTTTCATTAAGTGGGTTGTCGATGGAATCAAATATAACCTTTTTATAATGTTTATTGAAATCTATAAAACAAGAATGAATAGCCAAATTAAAATTTCCATTGTGTAACATATCTTGAAAACTTGGTAAATATTTAGTTTGGGATTTTATACATAGTTCTCTTTTTTCAGTAAAATATTTTGCAAAATAATAATAAATAATACTTGGAAATATAAAACAAAGCCCGTGGTGGTCGTGTTCTTGTAAATTAACACCATAATAGTTATGAGTTTCATCCATAGTATAAATAATATTAGTATTAAGACAATAATTACAATATTGAACAATAGTATTCATAACAACAAAATCTACGGTATTTTTCCCGAAATCATATTTTTTACATCTTTTTCGTGTAATATATTCTTCAAAATATGTATAGGGTTTCATAACATCCCCATGAGGATTCATATAGTATAAATGATATTCATTATTTTTGGGAATTAAAATGGCACACGTTCCGTGAGTAGCATAATTTCCTTCTTCTTTTCTATCTAAACAATAATTTATTGCATTAATGTTCAAGAAAATTATTTTTTTGTGAATACAATCATTTCGAATTTTTTCACAAAGAAATTCTTCTTGTATATGTCTTTTATTATCTTTATAATAACACGTCAATAAATCTTGTATATTTTCTATATTATTTATATCTTTACATATTTCCCAAAAATTAATAGTAGTTGTAAGTAGAGATAGTTTGTCTCTAACAAATTTATTAAAATGGGTAAATTTTAAATTGTGTAATATTTTATTAGCTTGTGAGATATCACAAGCTACATCCATTTGACACTGGGAAGCTTTTTCTAATATATCTCTATAAGTAGTTCGTTTATTTAAACATTTGTCATAAACTATCATTATTGTTATTTTTATAATAATAGTTTTATTAGCTTTTTATTATTCAATTTTATTATGGCATATTAAAAATACCAGACATTTTAGCTGTATTATTTAAACCATAAGTTGTATTACCAGATATATAGTATAAATTATCTGGTGTTTCTTGAGGAACTCTGAAAACAACAGTACCAACTTCAGTTCCTTGTCCAGTAACACTACCATATTGGTAATCAGTGCCAATAACTCTTTCAGTTTTAATATAAAAGGGATGTCCTGGTGTATTAACCTTAAATATATAAGTAATATTTTTACTAAGAGTAAGTTGTACATTATCTTGATAATTAACTGGATATTCTGTAAATCTATATGATTCATTATTATTATTTATAATTTGGTCAAAAACAACAGAATCTGTAATGGAAATAGTTGGCGTTGATTCTATATTTTCTATTTTATTAAGGTAGTCTGTATATTGTACTTGAACTTTAATAGTTTTACCTATATCATCATCAACCGATGTATAATTTGAACTATTTATCCCAATATTCGTTGAAGAATTAGCGTCATTTATTCTAATCCATTGATATGTAACTGCGCCATTTATACCATTAGGATCGGTAACATTTGCAGTAAGTTGTTGTCCTTTAGCAAATATACCAATTACTTCTACTTTTCCATTACCATTAATTTCTGAAGTTTCAGAAGACATAATATCTTCATTAAAGTTATTAAAATCTGTGTATTGAGCATTGACTTTTATAGTTTTACCAGCGTCCTCATCTACCAATGTATAGGTATTTTGATTTAATATATTTTGAACAGTCGTTTCAGTGGCACCATCAATTCTTATCCATATATATTGAACATCATTAAATCCATTATTATCACTTAAATTAGCAGTTAATACTTCACCAACATGAGTTGTTCCAGTTATATTCAAAGTAGAAGGGGTATTAATAATATTTGTATTAGCAGAGTTGACCAATTCAGCGTTCCCTAATTCATCTGTATAATCAACAGATACAAATATAGTTTTACCTATATGATCATTATTAAGTAGTAATATCTCACCATCTGTTCCTACACCGAATTTAATAATATCATCGTTGGATGTGAATGGGTAATATTTCCAATAGTAGATAAAGTCAACTATTTTAATAGTTCCTACCATATTTGTATGATTAGCACATCTATAATATAATGTATTAGGCCAATTTGGCTGTACATCAAGTGTCCAAGTTCCAGAATATACGTCGTGTGCATCGTTATTACCTGTAAGTGTACTTCCATCATTATGAACTATTCCATTAGTATATAAAGTTCCGTCTAATATATCATCAGTTTGTATTCTTAAAGGATGATTAGCTGTAACATCTATACCAATAGTATATGTTCTGCCTCTTTGTAGTGTAATAGTTGGATTAATTTCCGAATCGTTACTATTCCATATATAAGCATTGAGAGTAGGATTGTATGATATATCTTGTTGAAGATTTGTCCCACCAATTCCATTGGAATCAGTTAAATTAGCAGTCAATGTTTCACCTGGAGAAGTAATACCAGTTATAGTAACATTTCCTGTTTGACTAATTTCATTGGTTAATATTGAATTAATAGTTTTACTTGAATTATTAGTTATATCAGTATATTGGATATTAATTTTGATTTTATTTCCACCGTCTTCATTTATAAGTATATAATTATCACTATTAACACCAACACTAAATTCATTATTACTTGTATCTACTCTAATCCATTGATAGTTAATATAAGTATTAAGTATATTAATAGTTCCAATCATATTAGTATGATTTTGACATCTATAATATAATGTTTCTGGTGTATTTTCATCGATAATTAATGTCCAAGTTCCATCTACTTTATTTGTTGCAGCTGATATTCCTGTCGTACCATCACTATGACTTAAACCATCTCCATATAAAGTTCCATTTAAATCAGTAGTTGTTTGTAATCTTATAGGATGAGCACTGGTTACATCTATATTAATTGTATAAGTTTCACGTCTTCTTAAATTAATAGTGGGATACAATGTTGGTGGATCATTTTCTAAAATATAAGCATTATTAGCAATATTGTATGATATATCATAAGTTGTAATTGTTTCAGTAGTTATACCCTGAATATCATCAAAGGTGACAGATAATTGTTGTCCAACAGTAGTTGTCCCGGTTATATTTACTTTTGTTATATATCTTGTTGTTGTTGATGTAATGTTTTCCGAAAATCCTCCATTATCTATATATTGTACATTAACTTTAATTTTTTTTCCATAATCATCAGCAACGAGTAAATATGTAGAATTAGTGCCACCAGTAATATTTGTTTCAGTTATATTGCTTGCATCTACATCATCAACTCTAATCCATTGATAAATTGCATCTGTAAAACCATTTAAATCATTAATATTAACTGTAAGTATGTTATCGACAGTTTCTTCTCCAGAAATAACAACATTTCCAAGAGAATTTATAATAGTAGTAGCATCAGATGTAATATTTTCACTATAACCTTTACTATCTGTATATTGAACATTAACTTTAATAGTTTTACTTGTATCATCGGAAACAATAGTATAATTGGGAGAATTATCACCTATATTTATTTCCGTGGACCCATCAACCCTAATCCATTGGTAGGTAGCAATTATATTATTAAGTATATTAATAGTTCCAATCATATTAGTATGATTTTGACATCTATAATATAATATATTGGGTGCATTTTGAGGAACAGTCCATGTCCAAGTTCCATCTACTTTATTTGTTGCAGCTGATATTCCTGTCGTACCATCACTATGACTTAAACCATCTCCATATAAAGTTCCATTTAAATCAGTAGTTGTTTGTAATCTTATAGGATGAGCACTGGTTACATCTAAATTAATTGTGTAAGTTTCACCTATTATTAGATTAATAGTGGGATACAATGTTGGTGGATCATTTTCTAAAATATAAGCATTATTAGCAATATTGTATGATATATCATAAGTTGTAATTGTTTCAACAGTACTCTGAATACTATCAACATCAGTTACACTGGCATTTAATGTTTGACCTACAATTTTATTTCCAGTTATTGTAACACTTCCGACAGTATTAACAGGGAATGTTTCGACAGATGTAATATTTTCAGAAAACCCAATATTATCGGTATATTGTGCATTAACTTTAATAGTTTTACCTATATCGTCGGAAACAATAGTATATTGATTAGTATTTGTTCCAATATTTGTTTCAGTAGCTCCATCAACTCTAATCCATTGATAAGTAACAGTGTCAGGAATACCATCAACATCAGCAATTAGTACTTCCAAAAAATTATTTACAATTGCAATACCTGAAATATCAATAGTTCCCAATGTATTTATTGTTTCTGTTTCACTGGAAAATATATTTTCATCATAATTATGAGCATCTGTGTATTCAGCATTAACCTTGATTGTATTTCCACTATCAGGAGTTTGAACAACATAAGTGTTTTGATTTAAAATATCTTGAACAATGGTTTCATTAATTCCTTCAACCCTTATCCATGTATAAGAAATATCATTTGTACCATTTACATCATTAACAGTCGCAGTTAAGGTTTGATTAGGGGATAAAGTACCGGTAATTTCAAGAGACCCTTGTTTATTTATAGGATTTGTGCCCAAGGATGTGATATTTTGAGGATAATTATCCAAATCATTATATGATACATTAACTTTAATAACTGTAGTAGCATCTGCATCAACTAATGTATATGTGGAATTTGTGGCATCTGTAATTTCTACATCATTTCTTAACCATTGGTATTCAATAGTTTCTGGTACTCCATTACTATCACTAATAGATGTATTTAGTGTTTGACCAGTGGAAGTGAATCCAGAAATTGTGACAGTACCAGTTACATCATCTGCACGAAATATAAGAGATGTTTCTGTAGATGTAATATTTTCATTAAAACCATTATCATCAGTGTATATAGCATTTACTTTAATTGTATTTCCACTATCATCTCTTTGTAAAACATAATTAGCATTATTTGAATTTACAATATTAGTTTCAGTACTTCCATCGACTCTAATCCATTGATAAGTAATAGTGCCAGATATTCCATTAACATCATCTATGGAAGCAGTTAATGTTTCATTTTGTTTATTAGTTCCAGATATAGTGATAACACCAACATCGTTAATAAGATTAGAATTCAAAGATGTAATATTTTCATCAAAACCATCTAAATCTTTATATTGAGCATTGACTTTTATAGTTTTACCAGCGTCATCATTAACAATAGTATATTGATTGTTATTTGTTCCAATATTAGTTTCAGTACTTCCATCAACTCTAATCCATTGATAAGTAATCAAATTTTCATCAATTATATTAATAATGCCACTTATATCAGTATGATTTGTAGAGCTATAATATAATGTATCAGGAGCATTTTCATCAACAATCCATGTCCAAGTTCCAGAAGATTTATCTGTTACAGCAATATCACCAGTAGTATCAGTAGTCCCATCATTATGAGTTATTCCTTGACTATATAATGTTGTTGGGTCTGATTCTAATCTTACAGGATATTCAGTAGTTACATCTATACCAATAGTATATGTTCTTTTTCTTTCAAGTGTAATAGTTGGAAAGGTGTTTCCACGAACCTTATTCCAAAAATATTCATCATTCTCATTTAATGATATATCAAGTGTAGTATTTGTTTTTATATTATTTGTATCAGTTACAGTAGTAGTTAATGTTTGACCGGTAACAGGATTTCCCGATACAACAATAGCACCAGACATATCTATTGTATTTGTTAGTTGAGAAGTTAAATTTTCAACATAGTTATCTAAATCAGTATATGTTACATTTACTTTAATTTTTTTAGAAACATCATCTTCGATGATAGTGTATGTATTATTATTTGTTCCAATATTTGTTTCAATACTATCATCAACTCTAATCCATTGATAATTAATTACATCAGGCAATCCATTACCATCAGTAACAATAGCAGTTAGTGTTTCTCCAAATATAGGAAGCCCTAAATTATTATCGATAATTCCAGTAATTTCATCTGCATTTTCTATAACAGAAGTATCATTAGAAATAATATTTTCAAAAAATAAATTATTATCAATATATTGGGCTCTCACCTTAATGGTAAATCCAATATCATCTTCTATTAATTGATAATTTGGAGAGTTAGTACCAATATTTGTTTCAGTAGTTTCATCAACTCTAATCCACTGATAAGTAATTGTAGAAGGAACACCATTTACATCAGTTACACTCGCAGAAATTATTTGTTTTTTTTTCATTGTTCCTGAAACAGTAATAATACCAAGAGAATTAACTGCTACAATATTATTTGTTGGTATTGATGAAATATCTTGACTATAATTATCATCGTCTGTGTATTGAACATTAACCTTTATTTTTTTATAGACATCATCTTGAACAATAGTATATTGATTATTATTTGCACCAACAATATTGGTTTCAGTATTACCATCAATTCTAATCCATTGATAATTAATTGTACCAGATATGTTATTTGCATCAATAACAGTTGCTATTAAAACAATATCTCTTTGTGCAATTCCTGATACAGTAACAGTACCGATAGTATTAGCAGGTTGAGAGATTTCATCAGTTGGTACAGATGAAATATCGGTATAATACATATCATCATCAGTATATTTAACATTAACAATGATATTTTTACCGACATCACCATTTAGTAATGTATAGGTATTATTTGTATTTAATTTTCCAATAATAGGGCTTCCTATATATGAGTAGGAATTTCCATCTTTTCTTGACCATTGATAAATAATTTCACCAGATATTCCGTTTAAATCGATAACATTAGCAGTTAAGGTTTGTTCCTTTATATTAGTCCCAGATATTGAGACACTCCCTGGTTGGTTAATAGGTTGTACAATTGTATCAGTTACACTTGAAATTATATTATTAATATAGTTATCATCATCAATATATCTTGCTTCTACTTTAAATTTTTTTCCAACATCAATATCTGTTAATAAATATGAATTATTTGCGTTATTTATATATACTTCAAAACCTGTTTCAGGATAAACTCTTATCCATTTATATTCAATATATGGTGTGCTGATTCCATTATTATCTATAATAGATGCACTAATATCTCTACCCTTAATCATATCACCATTAATAGTAATTTGTCCTTGTTTTTGATCAGGGAATGTAATTATGTTAGTAAGTGGTGAAGTTATATTTTCAACAAGATTATTATTATCTGTATATGTAATTTTAACTTTAATTTTATTACCAACATCTCCATGAACTAATTTGTATATATCTTTATTTTCATTTAATAATATTATTTCTTCATCATCTGGATAGACACGTATCCATTGATAAGATATATTTGTAATAGGACTGTCGGAATCAACAATATTAACAGTTAAATCTTGATGTTTTACAGTTTGACCAATTATGGATACAGTGCCAGTGAAATTAGTAGCTGAAATATTTTTAGTAGGTTGTGATGTAACAGTTTCAAGATATCCTTGGTTATCAGTATATTTAATTCTAACTTTAATTTGTTTTCCAACGTCATTATCAACTAATCTATATCCTTGATAAACAGCACCTCCAATATCTATATTGTTTCTTAACCATTGATATGTAATACCAGACATACTATAACTATTTGAATCAAAAAGTACAGCATTTAAGATATTACCTTTTACAGTTACACCCCCAATAGAAACAATACCGGCTAAATTAGTGTTTCTATAGATAAAACAACTTTGTCTTCGTCCTTTAAAATTAAACCTTTTACAGGTGGGTCTATGAGTTCTCATTTTAGTATTAGGTCCAGACTGTTGATACAATGAACATAATTCTCCATTAACACAATTATTATACCCATCTTTAGTTAGTTGTCCAGCTAATGTAGCATTATATTTTAATTGTAGTAGTCTATTTTTACTGGTAACACTTGAATTTGTTGAAAATCCTTTATTTTTATATTTTCTAACAGCAACAGGAATTTTTTTTATATCAAAAGTTTGATTGTAAAGACCATCAGGTTTTTGATTATAAATACCACAATTCGAATTATCAACGGTATTATGATTTTGATTATAAACAAACCCATCATTTTTAATTTTATATGAATTAGGGTCATTATTTGATCTAAATTCAGGTATGATTCCTACAGAATGTTGATTATGAGTTTTCCCCATTGATTGTAAATAATTCATATAGTCACCTCCATTATTTCGTAATCTTACTCCTGATTTATTTACTAATCTTGTAATACCATAAGTAGTTTTTTGACAATTTATATCACAAGTTTTTTCTTTTATAATTTTAACATTTGTAGAACAATCGGTAATACACGTAAATTTTTTTCTATAATGGTTATAAGGAACTCTGTATGGTGTAGGTTTATGTCTGACACTTAATTTTTGTTGTTTTGTTGGATTACAATCGGTAGTATCGCAATTACTTCTATTTGTATTAAGATTTTGAATTTTTCCAGATACAATATTAAATCTCGGATTTTCAAATTCAGGTGCAAATGTATTAACAAATCGACCACTTAAATCGAAAGAGCCTTCTCCTTGTATAAAATTATCATTTTCACAATTACATATTTCTTTGCTCATTATATAATATTTTATATATTAAAAAATATTATATTACTTACATTAAAAATTGTGGAGGTTTATGATTACAACAAATTCCACCCTTTGGATTAACAGTTGTTTTATGACTAACAGCACCTCTAACTCTGGCTAAAGCACTGGTTTGAGGATAATTAACTTCAGTATGTTCATCATTAAATAATGCGACATATTTACGTTGTGTATATTGACTACCATTTCCTAATGCAAAGATACCTCTGGGTTTTCCTGCAAAATACACACCATTACAATTACTTCTATCTTCTTTTGGACCATTTTTTTTTCCTGTAGGACAGTTACTCTGACCTTTAATAGTATCATATTTTAATCTATCTATTCTTGAACTTGATTCAACAGCACCTTGTGTTTTAAATTTATTGTTATTGAGTCTATAAATATTTTGTCCTCTTCCGGAAGAACAATTATCTATAGCTGTACAAGAACCACCATAACCAGTTGTGGTAATATTATTACCAGTTGGTTCTTTAGTTGCTAATTTTTTCATATATGTATCTTTTCTTCTATTTTTGATAAGCTCATGATAAGAATAAGAATATTGTTTTTTATTTGCATTCATACCACTATTTTGCTGTCCAGCAGTATTTGGTTGCATACCACTTCTAATTAATGGTCTTAAAGATCTTGTAGAAATACCAGAGGATGCTCTATTTGTATTTCCGGTAGAAAGTTTTGTATTTGAAAGAGAACCTTTAGTAGTACAATCGTTATTTGAACAATCAGTATAAGTATCTTTATATATTTCAGTTACCCTCCAACATCTATTATTAGAATTATTAGCATCACAATTCAACTTTTTTCTCCATCCTTTTAAGGGTTGCCTAAAAGGCGCATAATAACTTCTTTGTTGTCTTTGTACATTTTGGTCAGTTCCAATCCAAAAACCATTTGCATCACGAGTATTACTACAATTATTACTTGATCCACAGTAAGTAGGTTGAATAGGATTATTGGGCATATTTTTACCAATATATTCTTTTTTTATAATACTTAAAGTATTTGTTCCTTTTATTCTTCTTTTTAATCCTTCACGCATTATTTATATTATCAAAAGAAAAAATAACTAAATATTATAATATATGAAACCTAAACTATTTTTAGGAATATTATTAATATCTACAATATTATATCAACTATTTTATCAAAATATAAAAGAGGGAGTTTGTAATTATAATGATGATACAGTTGTTGATAGTAATGGTAATATAGTTAAAAGAAGTTCTGTATCGTGTCAGGAAGCAGGAATTTATACAAATAATAATAATTTAAAAGAAGTGGAAGAAAAATTAAATGAATTAAAAACTATTGCAAGGAATACATCAAAAAATATAAAAAATAATTCTAAGTCAATTAATAAAAATAGACAAAATGCAAATAGATTGGGTAATGCAGTTGCAGCTGATGACAAAGAAGAAGCAGAAGAAGGAGGTCATTGCGAGAAATATCCAAATGCGTGTAAAGATCAACAACCTTACCCACGAGGTCCTTCAGCAAGTAAGGTAAAAAGTATTATGAACTAACTAAAAAAAATCTATGAATAATATAATATGAAAACATTTATTATATTATTGAATTTTTTACTATTAACTTTAATTTTATATAATTTTATAAATAGTAAAGTTGTTGAATATTTTTCAGGTTGTTCTGGTAGTAGTAAAAACGCAGTATATAGGCAACAATCAAAAACAGATATAATGGCTTCTCAAATAAATAAATTAAAAATACAATATAACGCATTAAATAAACAAAATATAACAAATAGAGGTAATATAGGAACAAATAAGTCATTAATAAGAAGTCAAGTACAAAAGGTTAAAGGAGGTGCAGATAAAATGGAAAAAGAATTAGACAATACAGAGAAAGATTCGGGGGGTGATACAGATTACTCTCTTTCTGGTAGTAAATCTACAGCAAATGTTCACAGCGGCAATCCTGTAAATGCTAAAAATTTTGCTTCTGGTATTAGAAGTTCAAATAGTGATTCAAGAAGTTAATCAATAATTACATTTATTAATTCTATTTCATTTTCATTACTTAATGGATTATGAGTAAAAGATAATACTTCTTCTTCGTTTTCTTTATTCATATCTTTTATAATTCTATTATGAAGTTTCATTAATTTATAGTGTGAATAAGGTAATAGAAAAGTTAAAACCGTAGAAAAATTATAAAATATTATTTCTAAATTATTCCATACGTAAATATAATACAAAAATATAAAATTTAAATTGAAAATTAAATTTAAATAAAAAAATATTTTCATTTGTTGCCAATAAACCTTTTTTCTTTTTATTTTATTATAATAATTATAATAAAAACGAGTATAAAAAAATATACCAATAAACAAAAAAGTAAAATTATAATAAAAAACTTGAGGTATTAAATAATTATTTAATATATCTGTAATTATTATTTTATTTTTTTCTTCGTTGTTAAAATTTAACATTTTAACAGCTAAATAATCTGTCTTATATTCTATACACCATAATAATAACGCACCAGAAAGTCCAAACATAGTTTCACAAAAGTATATTCCTGTTAATTCATAACGAGTATTATACAAACATTTTTCTATCGGATATGTGCGTGATATAATATATTCTGTATGGCATTCCATACAGATATTCCATGCTTCTCTATCTCTATTAAAGTTTCTCCAATTAGAAAGACATAATTTATGAATATATGCACTTGTACCCTTACATTTACAAGGAGATATTAATGGGTCATCATCAGTGCCTTCATCAAAACATATTCTACATTCTTTTTTTTCCTCCGACATATAATATATTAATTATATATATATAATTAATGTATAAAAACAGACGTATAGAAGGATTTGATTTTATGGATAATGCGAAAGATAGTATGAACAAAATGAAAGGAAAAATAAAAAAAAAAGTCACCCCAGAAAAGGACAATGGGTTTTTTTCAAAAGTAGCAGAAGGAGGATCTAATGTCGGTGCCAGTTTTTTAGGACCTACTCATAATTATGCCAAAGAAATTTTGGCTCCTCAGGAAATGGGGATGAAACCCAAAGGTAGTATGGATGCTTTTGCAAAAAATGTTAGTGGAATTATTGCTTATACAGATGTTTTAGTTAGTGGAGATAGTAAAGCTCAACAAAATTCAGAATCTGGCAGACCTTGTGACCCCAAAACAGGAAAAAATTGTAGCCCTTTAGGAAATAGTTTTTTTTTAGAAACGGGTGGTAAATGTAAAGATAGTAAAGGTAAATTACATAAAAGATGGATGTACATTAATAATAAACCTACCGGTTCTATTCCCTTTATATCTGATATGACAGGAAAAAATACTCCAGGATTAAGAGGATTAATTCCAGGCGCTATAGAAAATTTAGGTCATATAAATCCTTTAGCAATGTTTTCTGGATTTTTACAAGGTACTAATCCAAAATGTAGTTTATTAAAATTAAAAACTACAACTGGTCAAAAACCAAAATATGTAGCAAACGCAGATATTGCAGATTTAGACCCTTGTTTATGGGACTCTAAAGGAAGACCAAGAAAATCTGGGTCAAGAGATAATTCTGGATACAACAAAATTGGCAATAAAAGAAAAACAGCTGGTTGTTCAACTAAAGCTGGATTTATGAATATGAATAAACAAATATTAAATAGTAAGAAACAACCATTATATCAATATGAATTAACAACTAAGGACCCTATTGCAAAAGTTTATAACGCAGTATTTGGTGGTCTTCTTATTTATTTAATGTACAAAGGTATGGTAAAATCAGGACAATTATCTTAAAACCAAATATTTTTCAAAGATTTTTGTTGAGCAACTAAAGCACCTAATATATAAAATATAGTTCCTATTACTAAATGAAATAATTTTGTGGGTTTATATTCGATTTTTAAAAATTTAACAATTAATGAATGTGGAGATTCTTCAGATGGAGGATATATTCCCCAAAATATAGCATTTACCATTAGTAATGATGTAATTATAATTCTTAACATATAGATGTATATTAAGAATTTAATTTGATAATTTATCGGCGTCTTCTGCGAGATTTTCTTCTGCGTTTGGTGCGTCTCTTCTTTCTGCGAGATTTTCTTCTGCGTTTGGTGCGTTTTTTTCTGCGAGATTTTCTTCTGCGTTTTCCACCCTGATAAGGCATTTGTGGTTGTGATTGTCGTTGTTCTCCATTTAAACCAATAGCGCCCAAAACAGCTTCTTTTGCTTTGTTTGCACCGTCTTTAGCTGCTCGTGTTGCTGCTTGAACTTGGGGATTAGCAGCAACTTTTCGAGTCATATTCCCAATTGCTTCTTTACCCTTTTCAAATTCCTCGCCGGCACTACCCTTTCTATTTGTTGGTTGTTCTTGTCCTCCTTGTGTAAAGTTCATTATAATATAAACTTATAAAAAAATTTATATTATAAATTAACGGCGGCGACGGCGTTTGGTGCGGCGACTCTTTCTTCTGCGCTTACGTTTGCTCTTTCTTGATTTACGGCTCTTTCTTCTGCGTTTTGTGCGGCGTCTTAATCTCTTTTTGGCTCCTCCTACTTGTTTTTTCATTGAATCAAGCATTCCTGTTACAGATTTTAATGCTTTCATAGCTTCGGCTTGGGCTGCTCCTGCTTCGGACATTATAACATATAGTTAGAATAAAATTATATGTTAATTAAAATTTAACGCGTTTAAATAATTCTAAAGCTGCTAAACCTCCGGCAATCTGTGCAACAACATAAGGAGCCAAATCTTTCATGTTCATTTTACCTGACATTGCCATCATTACACTGACAGCAGGGTTGAAGTGCCCTCCTGATTTTTTACCAAGGATGAAAATAGCAGCCATAAGACCGAGACCTATAGCAACAGCATCCCCAGTGGCTAAAATAATATAGAGAAAGAATAATGTTCCTAAAAATTCTGCGACAAGTTTATTAATCATTATAATATTAAAAAAGAAAATTTAATTATTGCCATTAGCTGGAGGATTAAGAGAAAATCTCTCAAAGACATTCTTAAAGTATATGACATCGCTGGATGAACCACCAATTCCAGATGTTTGTCTGGATCCATGTTGGTCTGTAGCCTTGTAATGACCAAATAACTGGGCTCTTCTTGATTTAGGGTCGTTACCAGTAGAATCATTCTGTACACCAGCATGAGCACCTCTATCAGTGCCTCCCTCACTCTGTGTTCCAGGATTTCCTCTTGTTCTTTTTTGGATTTTTTTTAATCTGGCAATTCTACTTGATGTATCAGTAGTGGGACCAGGTTTAGCAGTGCCCTCTACTAATCTATTACTGCAGGCAGAAGAATAAGCATCATTATTTACCTGAACACTTGCGTGGGGTCCTCTAAAGGTTTGTCCTCGTGCTTTACAATTATGTAAATTATTTGGGACTAAAGAAAAAGAATTTCTGTAATCTGTAATATTTTTAGCTGACATATATTATAATCTAATATAAAAATTTACCCGAATGTGCTTTCTCCGGCATAATTAATATATAAAAATCCATCTTCATCTTTTTTTTCTTCATAAACTGTGCCTAAAAGTTGAGAACAAGGAACTATTTTATTGGATACAAATAAATATAGAGCCTTTTCAGGAGATAATTGTAATCTTTTACGTATAACTAACATAAAATTAGCCATACTTAAATCTCTTGGACATAAATATTTGTTTCTATCTATTTCAGGAACTTCATTATTTATTCTTTGACATATAATAGGAACTCTTTCTGGATATTTACATATAATTCTATCTGATTCCGCAACTCTTTTTTCATAAGACTGGTTTAATTTAAAATCCGCTATTTTCTCTTTTTTTTTCTTTTTAAAAATACTAAGCATATTTATATAATAATATGAAGTTTTTTTTATATTATTATAGTTCTTTTTTTTAAGTTGTCTTTTTTCTATGGCTAAATATTATTTGGCTCTGGCTCGCATTTTACGCCTTTTTCTCTGTAATCTTCTCGTTCTTTTCTTTTTCCATTTCCACCTCATCTTGGCAGTTGATTTTTTAAACGCACATCCGTGGCTCATATATAAAATACATTATATAGTTTTTAATATAATTTTCTTATAGCTATTTGATATGCTTTATAAATTATTTCATATTTTCCTGAATTTTCTTTTAAAAATTCATCAATGACATCTTTGGGTCTCCCTATGTGTTGTTTTCTATTACCATATAAATAATCATCCATCCACAAAATACCATTTTTTTCTAAAAATTTAAATGCATTATTTATATCTCGTTTAACATATTCAGGATTATGACAACCATCTACATATATAAAATTAAATGTAATTTTATTTTTTAGAAAAAAATCATCAGAAGTAATACAATGATGGGTAATCTTATTAAAATTTTTACTTTTGCTAATATTATTAATAAATCTATTTTTAACATTTACATCTACATATAAAGTTGTTATACCATTAACTGTTCCAGAATCAAAAAAAGGATCAACACATAGCAAAAAAGATTTTTCATTATCTAATAATTTATCTGAGAAAAATACACTGGACTGACCTTCAAATGATCCAATTTCTAATATTTTATTAACATTTTTAGAATTTATAAAAGTTTGAATGTCTTTTTTTATTCCAGAGTTATTAAACCAATTTTGTGTAAATTCATAATTCATATATTTTATATATTTAATTAATTTTTATATTATTTTTATAATATCGTTAATATCTTTATTGTCTTTTTCAATGCTCATTTTTCCAAATAAATTATTTTTAACTCTATATTTTTTATAATCTAATATAATAGATAAATTGCAAAATTTAATACCTTGATAATAAGAATGGTTATCAGGATTATAGATTATATCTTCAAAATGATTTGTATAGTGTTTATGAAGGGTATATTTATTATGATTATCAAAACAAGTATCTTTAAAAATATCTATATATTTCCTATCAATAAATAAATCCATATCACCACAATCTCGTATCCCATAAACTGATAGAACAGATGAACTTGTAATGCATATTTTTTTTGTATCTATATTATTTTCTTTACAAAACTGTTTTAATTTTTCAAATAATTTATTAAAATTTGGAAATTTGATGTACAATGATGGTGCTTTATTAATAAATGAAACAGTATTAAAATTTAATAAATCAAGTAAAGAATTACACTCTTTCTGGGTATCAGGTATATGAATACTATGATTACCTTTTTTATAATATTGTCGTACTTTTTTTTTATAGTCTGTTAATGTATTAAAATCTTGTTTTTCTATAAAATAAAGTTTCAAAATATTACCATTGTTGAAACAGGGATATGCTTTATTTTTATATCCGCCATTTTTACACCAAACTTCTTCGAAATATAATAATTGTATAAAATTATTATTAAAATTTTTTTTTAAATTATTCAGTGGAATATCTATATTGTAAATGATTTTTATTTCATTTAATAAATTATCTGGTAAGGTTTTATCATTTGGAAATAATAAAATACAACTGAAGTTGTTATAATAATTTTTTAAAAAGCGATACATAGTATAATTGCAATATTTTAGTGCGTAGTTTCTTTTTTTAAAAAAATAGATATTAGTTGGATAATACCAGGTAGTGACAGGCATCGGTTTAAATATAATATTTTTATTAATTATAAAATCATAATAAAATAATATTGATGCACGATGAAATCCGTCTTCTATCCAATAATTATTATTATTACAATAAATAGGTATGGGTATTTTATTAGTTTTTGTAACTTTTATATCTTCAATCAAGTTATTGAAACATTTAATGAAAGCGTTTTCCCCATTTTTTGGTGTATTATTATCCCATGTTTTACTCCAATTTGTTTCGGATAAATTATTAAAAGCTCTTTTATGTTCAATATATAAATTTATAAAAAAATCGGTATTATAATTATTCTCATAAAAATCAACATATTCTAATCCAACTATTAAATCTATTCTATTTTTATTTACAAGGTTAAATTTGTTAAAATAATTTTCATCAGTGGTGATGGCTATTTTGCTATTCATTATATATTCTATAGTAAATTGATTTATTTATATTATTATGTAAATAGATATAAAATGAGTCAAAATTTCATATTAATCGATGGAAGTTACTTTATATTCTATAGATTTTTCGCATTATTGAATTGGTTTAAATTGGCAAGAAAAGAACAAACAATTGATAAAGAAAATCCTCCTATTGAGAATTTAGAATTTCTTAGTAAATTTAAAAAAACGTTTATTTCAAAAATAGAAGAAATACAAAAAAAACTAAAGATAGAAAATCCGATAATAATAGTAGGTAAAGATTGTCCTCGTAAGACAATCTGGAGAATGAAACATTTACCAAGTTATAAAGGAAATAGAGAGTATGGTGATTTTTTGGGGGGTCCATTCTTTAAATTAGCTTATTATGATAATTTATTTATAAAGGGTGGAGCGAGTAAGATAATGAAATATCCAGAATTGGAAGCAGATGATTGTTTAGCTATTTTAACAAAAAAGTTAAAAAATACATTTCCTGATGGAAAAGTAACAATAATAACAAGTGATATGGATTATTTACAATTAGCATGTGAAAATGTAGAATTATATGATTTAAAATTTAAAAAATTAACAGAGCGAAAGTCATCATATAATGATGCAAAAAAAGATTTATTTGTGAAAATAATAACAGGTGATAAGAGTGATAATATAAAGGGAGTATTTAAACGATGTGGATTGAAAACAGCGTGTAAATATTATGAAAATAAAGAATTATTTGAAAAAAAATTAAAAGAAGAAGAAGGTGCGATGGATAGGTATTTATTAAATAAAAAACTAATAGATTTTAATGAAATTCCCGAGGATTTGGTCAATAATTTTATGAATCATTATGAGTTAAATTTGACTCAAGTTGTGTAATTCTTTTATCTTGTTCTTTTACAATAATAAAGAGATTATCTATAATTTTTTTTAATCTACCAACGTTATAATTAGATTTAAAATACGCATTATCTTCAGAATTATATTTTTGAATATATTTTTCTAAATTATAGATACGTTTATTTTTAGTTTTATCATCTTTAATAATTTGATTTTTTATTGAATTAGTTAATTCATTTACAATAAATTGTATATTTTCTAATTTTTCTAAGTTACTCATATTAATATAAAAAAACAAAATTTTATATTAATATTAATTTAAATTAATGAGTAATAATTCTTGGAGCAATATTCATAGAAATTAATTCTTGAAATAATAGTTTGCAAGCATATGGTAATTGAATTCTATTGAAATCGGTTCTATTATTGCACGTTTTACAAATATGAATTTTCTTTTCACTATTAAATACAACAAACATTCCACATTTATTACATGAATGAACTTCAAATGAATCACTTGAATGATAAATTCTATCTTTTGTGAATCGACTGGCTCCATGTGAAATCATACAATCTCTTTCCATTTCGCCAAAGCGAAGACCACCATCTCTGCTTCTTCCTTCAGCGGGTTGTCGTGTGAGAACAACCATAGGACCAAAGCTTCTACTATGAGCTTTATCATTAACCATATGTTTAAGTCGTTGATAAAATGCTGGACCAATAAAGATGGAAGTTTCAAGTTGTTCTCCAGTCATTCCATTATATAAAATATCATTACCATTTCTTTCCATTCCTAATTTTTGTAATAGAGTAGTAATAGTTTTGATAGATTGTTCTCCAAAACTGGTTCCATCACCAAATAATCCTAAGTCTAATAATACTTTACCGAGTAATGTTTCTTTTAATTGTGCAATAGTCATTCTACTTGGGATAGCATGAGGGTTAATAATAATATCAGGTCTAAGTCCCTCTGAATTAGTAGGCATATCATCTTCTGGAATAACAAGTCCAATAGTGCCTTTTTGTCCATGTCTCGAACTAAATTTATCACCGATAGTAGGTTTTCTGTAAATTCTGGTTCTAATTTTTGCAAATGTATATCCATCACCATTTCTATGAATATAATTTTTATCAACATAACTTTCTTCATGTGTTCTATAAACTCTACTTTGGTCTTTATATTTGATAACTTTTGTAGGATCATTTCTATTTGCTTTAATAGGAACAACTTTTCCAATAATAATATCACCATTTTCTAATAATGTATTTTCAGGAATGACACCTTTATCATTTAATTTATCATAATTTGCGAATTTCATACCCTTTGTTTTGGTTCTATCAGCTTTACATCTAATTTCTTCATCGCCTTGAATTTTTTTATCTTCATCTTTTTCAGTATGATAAATAGTAGCTCCAAATAATCCTCTATCCAAAGAACCCTGATTGAAAAGAATACTATCTTCTTGATTATATCCTGAATATGACATAATAGCAACAATGACCATATTTCCAGAGGGTATATTATTTAATTGAATCATATTCATTAATCTGGTATCAACAAGGGGTCTCATAGTATAGGTCTGTACATAAGCAGTTTTATCCATTCTATCTTTAAAATTTGTAACATACATTCCCATTGCTTGTTTTCCCATAGCACATTGATAGGTATTTCTGGGAGATTGATTGTGTTCAGGAAAAGGAATGCAACTGGCTAAGATTCCAAATATGGTGGAAGGATGTATTTCACAATGAGTATATTTATAATATTTCGTTTCTTTATTTTTAAAACTTTTTTTATTCATAGCAATTAATGAATAATTTTGTTCGGCAGCATCAATATATTCAATAAGGGATTGATTAATTTTATTATTAACTAATAAATCTTCCCAAGATAATTCGTTATTCATAATTTCACTTGCTATTTTTTTTGTAATTAATAATTTATTTTTTTTTACTCTATATACGGGACGCATAATTCTTCCAGCATCATTACAAATATTAATTTCTTGTTGTCTAAAATCAAATGTAATACTTGTAAATATGTTAATAATTCCTTCATATTTTTTTTGTTTCATATATTTATAAAATTTATAAGGTTCTTTTACAGTTCCAATCCAATTACCATTAATGATAATTTTAACTTTATTATATAATTCTTCAAATGTAGAATCTTTTAATTTAATAATGAATTTTTCAATAACATCATAAATGGGTTGACTTAAACTCTTAATAGAGATATGAGCCAAATAAGCTAAATTTTTTACAACACCTACACTTTGACCCTCTGGTGATTCGGCGGCACAAACCATACCCCATTGAGTATTGTGTAATTTTCTTGGCGGAATTAATTTTCCACTTTTATCTATAGGTGTATTAATTCGTCTTAAATGACTCAAACTTGAAATATATGTTAATCTATTTAATACTTGTGCAACACCAACTTTATTTGAATTTGTATTTTTTATACCAAAATCACCAGTAGCCAATGCTCTTTTTAATCCATTTTCAATAGTGGTTGATTTAATAATTTTATAAATATTGGTTAAACTAATAATATTTTTGTAATTATCAGTAGATTTCCAGGAACCATTATTAATTTCTCTAATAGTTTGTTTCTGCATATCTTTTACAAGTTTATTGAAATAATTTCTAAAAAGATTATTCAAGAGAACACCGCATAAATCAACTCTTTTATTTTTATAAGAATCTCTATCGTCGCATTTTCTCCAACCAAAACTGGTTTGTAATAATTTATTTGTCATAAATCCCATAAAATATATTTTTTCTAACTTTTCTTTGCAATGTGGAAATAAATCATTGGATAAAACACTTTCTGTAAATTCTTTTTTCTTTTGTAACCCTTCTTCGTAAGTCATATTGATAGGTGTGTACATAGCTTGAGAAACAATAAAATCTAATGCTGATTCTTGTGTGCTATACTTATGTGATTCAATGATAGATGCTTTTAATGCAAATAGCATTCTTTTCATTGATTTTTCTTTAATATTTAAAATAATATATTTGCAGATTTCAATATCAGATATGATACCTAATGCTCGAAATGCGATAAATAATGGGATAGGCGTCTTAATTCTTGGAATATGAATATACATAGGATGACCGGATCCATTACTTCTATTTGCGATAGTAATATTAATTTGCTTGGGAGAGATACATTTATTATCGGGTATAGATTTAATTTCTGCTAACCATCTCCATTTATTATTATTTTTTTTTATATTAAAACACATAATATTATTTTCGGCGGCTCTTTCTTGAGCTAAACAAGTTTTTTCACTACCATTTATAATAAAATATCCCCCGCCGTCATATTTACATTCACCAGTTATATTATTGTTTAAATGATTATATTGTTTTAAAATACATATATTAGATTTCAACATGATGGGTAGTTTTCCAATATGAATTCTTGGAATTTTTTGATATAGATTTTCAATATTTTCAAGTTTGGGTCCAGTTCTCTTAATAATTTTAATATTAACATCCAGAGTCATAGCAGATGAATATGTGAAATTTCGTAATCTTGCTTCTTGAGGAAACATAATTTTGGTTGCTCCATTATTTTCATGAATTTGAGGTCTGTATATTTGAAAATTATCAAATGTAACAATCATTTCTAACGAATAATGTCCAGTTTCTTCATCTTTATCATGTTCTGAATGAATAGTAACAGGATTAAACATTTCAATAGTTTTTTTAATTTGATAATCTATAAAATTATTGTATGATTCCAATTGATGTCTGACTAATCTTTCCAAGTGTTGTCCCTTAAAATAACTTTCAATAATTTTCCAACTTAATTTTTTAATATCTATATTTGTAATTTTCTTCTTTTTACCAGTTGAAGACATATTAGAACTCATGTGAATTAATATTCTTATTACGTATTATATTTAAATCAATTTTTAATATCTATAAAATATATATATATATGTCCAATATCAATATCAATAAAAATAATAAAATAAATCTACCTCCTATAAAAGATATTTCAAAATCATTATTAAAAATTACTTGGTTTAAAAATCCCGTATTAAACCGTGATTTTTTTCCTCTACAACCTTGTAAGAAAGAAAAAATTAATATAGATAAATTACCTTTTAGTCCAATAAATAATAATTTTAAAAAACGTTTAGAAATATTAGATAATAGTTTAAATATGACAATTCAAAATATTTTAAATAATATGTCTGATAAAAGAAAACAAAATAATTATTCAAACATAAGAAATTCATTAGATAAAAATAAATATTTTAATAAAGTCGAAAATAGATTAATACCATATTCAAAAACTATAAATAAAAAACAAGCATTAGATGAATTATTATTAAGTATAAATTCTATCCATAATAATTTTTCCGATAAATGTTCTTTATTTAATTATCATAGTAAATTTAATAAAACGCAAACTCATAGATTTCCTCCAAAAAAAAAGCCATTATTATTTAATTCTCCTTTAAATCCTAATACTTTTAAACTTCCTCCACCTGCCCCAATTATAAAAAAAACAAAAGTAAATATAAATAGAGAAATAGAATCTCTTAATGATATTTTAAAATTAATAAATGATTATCCATTAAAAATGGATATAGAATATAATATTAATATGAAAGCAATACATAATATAAAGGAACCTTTAATAGAATTAAAAAATATGATAGGGATGAAAAAATTAAAACATTCTATTGTTGACCAAATTTTATATTTTATACAAAATTTTCACAAATTATCACCAAATTCCAATGACTTTATGCATACAGTTATTTATGGACCTCCTGGAACTGGAAAAACTGAAACTGCAAAAATTATAGGAAAGATTTTTAGTAAATTAGGTATTTTAAGTAAAAATTATTTTAAAAAGGTAACAAGGGCAGATTTAATTGCCGGTTATTTGGGACAAACTGCTTTAAAAACCAGAGATGTTATTAAAGAAGCTGTAGGTGGTGTTCTTTTTATAGATGAAGCTTATGCTTTAGGTAATGCTGAAAAAAGAGACTCCTTTGCAAAAGAATGTATTGATACACTTTGCGAAGGATTAAGCGATAATAAAGATAATTTAATGGTTATTATTGCTGGTTACGAAAAAGAATTAAAAGATTGTTTTTTTGCTTATAATCAAGGTCTTGATTCAAGATTTAATTGGAGATTTAACACAGATGATTATTCATATGATGAACTTTATCTTATTTTTAGAAAAAAAGTAAATGATATTGGTTGGAAATTAGATGATAAAGTAAAAAAAATATGGTTTGAAGATAAAATGGATTTTTTTAAATTTTATGGGAGAGATATTGAAACACTTTTAGCAAAAGTAAAAATTGCACATGGTCGTAGAGTTTTTTGTTTATCACTTGAAAAAAAAATGATTATTAACTTGAAAGATATGAATAAAGGATACAGTATGTTTTTAGATAATAATGAAGTAAAATCAAGAAAAGATACAACATCTAAAGATATTTTAAATCAAATGTATTGTTAAAATTCATATTAATTTTTCTGTAATTATTAATATGAGTAAGAAAAGTATATCAATCAATCCGGATTTTTTTAATTTTAAAAAAAAGAAAAAAGATAAAAAACAAAAACCAAGTTTTAAAAAAAATAAACTTAAACCAAATGATGTTAAAAAAAAATTAATTGAAAGAATTAAAGAACATCAAAAAAGAGAAAAAGAAAAAGAAATAGAAGAACAAGAAAAGAAAGAAGAAAATACATTTGAAAATGATTTTCAAAGCACTTTATCCTATCTCGAAACAATGAAAAAAAAGAAAAGAAAACAAAAAATAGAAAAACAAAAAAGGGAAACCTTAAAAAATAGAGAAAATTTAGTTCAACCCTCAATAGAACCATTACAAAATAATATTCAAGTTGATATTAACCCAATGAATGAACCTGTGAGAAAAGACCCACCATATGGATGTTTAAAAGGAGGGGCTAAGCCCACATGGAAACAATATAATAAAACATTGAAAAATAATAAAAAAGAAATTTTAGACGAGTTTCAAAATAAACCACTTTTAAATTTTAACTTAAATACTAATAATGAATTTTCTGAAAGAAAAGATAAATTAAAAGACTTACAAACAAAATTTAAAGGTATTAGTGAAGTTGTTAAACCAAAAAAATATAAAATTAAAACTAAAAGACGAAGAAGAAAAATTACTCTGGGTAAAAATAGACATAAAAAAATTGTTGGTGTTTTAGTAAAAAGTAAAAAAACACGTAGAATAATAAAAAATGAAGTAAATGTTTTAAAAAGAAAATCAATAAATGAAGTGAAGAGTTATTTGAGAAAACATAATTTAATTAAAATTGGAAGTAATGCGCCCGATCATATTTTTAGATCTATTTACGAATCTGCTTATTTAACTGGAGATATTAAAAATAAAAATGCTGATGTTTTACTACATAACTGGAATGAAGATGAAATATAATATATTAAAACTACTTAATAATATATTTTTTTTTTATTTATATGTCATTATTAGACCATTTTTTTAAAGGAAAAATTTGTGAATGTTCGTTTAGATATTTTCTTGCCTGGTGCTTTTTTTTATGTTCAATAGGTTTATCAACAACAATTATTTTAATAAACCCCAAACGTATTAATTATGGAGAAGTTACTCTAACTACAAAAATAATTTTTGTAGCTACTCTTAGTTCTATAGTTGGTATAATTTCAAGATGTATGTGTTATGAACCAAAAATTTATACAGAATTACCCAATAATAGAATACAATATACTGAACATCCATATAACATTGAATATGATAACAATCCAGATATATAAAATATTTAAATAATCAATTTAAAGCACCAAGCAATATATTAAATATTACTTGATGCCAAAAAAAAATGATAAAGATGAAAAAATGATTACAAAATATTTTAATAATTTAAAAAAATACAAAAAAAAATATGGTGAAAAAACATTAATGCTTTTACAATGCGGAAGTTTTTATGAAGTTTATAGTCCTGTAAATGAAAATGGTGAATATTTAAATCAATGTTTTCAAGACTATCTTAATATTACAAATATGAATGCAGCTGCAAGTAATAAACCATTTTTTGATGAATCAGGAAAAAAATATCCTGTTAAAATGGCTGGATTTACACATGGGGAATATTATTTAGAAAAATGGGTAAAGGTATTAATTAATAATGGTTATACAGTCGCAGTATGGGATGAAGACGGGATGATGGGTAAATCTAAAACAAGAAGTGAAAGTGTTATATTTTCTCCTGGTTGCACATTTAGTGTAGAAAAAAAAGAAGAAGATACTAATAATATTGCCTGTTATGTTATAAATACAAGTTCTGGATTTATGAGTAAAAATCCCTCTATTTCCTTTGGTTGTTCTGTTATTGATATTTTTACAGGAACAGTTAAAATTTTTGAACATTCTATTACAAAACATGATATACATAATACTACAATATTTGATGAATTAGAAAGATTCAATGCTATTTATAATCCTACTGAAACAATTATTATACATAATTATAATGATTATAATAAAGTTAAAGATGTTATACAATTTGCCGATTTAGATACAAAATCCATTCATATAATCGATGAAAATGATAAAGAAGATAAAAATTCTGTTCAAGCAAATAATTGCGATAATCAAACTTTTCAAAAAGAAATTATTTTAAAATTTTATGAAGATATTTGTGATTATGAATCATATATGAAATCTTCTATGTTAGACCAAAATCCATTTTCTTTAAAAAGTTTATGTTTTTTATTAGATTTTATATACTTACATAATGCTAATTTAACTAATAAATTACAAAAACCTTCTTTTGATAATGTAACTAACAGACTATTACTTGGTAACCATTCATTAAGACAACTTAATATTGTTACCTTAGGAAATGTAAAAGGACAACATTCATCTATAGAGAAACTTATTAATAAATGTGTAACTCCTATGGGAAGAAGATATTTAAAAGATAAAATTTTACATCCTGTTACTGATACAAACTATTTAAATGAACAATATAATATGACTGAATACTTTATTAATAATTGGGATAAATATGAATTTTTAAGAAAATCATTTCAAAATATTAAAGATATTGAACATTTATACAGAAAAATAATTTTTAATAAAGTCTCTCCAAATGATTTTTATAATTTCAATAATAATCTTCATACTATAAAAGAAATTCATGAAAATCTAAAAACTGATAAAACTATTATGAAATACATTACAAAAAATATTGGAACAAATATTGAAGAAGTTTGCGATAGATTAATTTTATTATTGGAGAGAAATTTAAATATGAAAATTTGTGAAACATTAATAAATAATAAATTTGAAATTAATTTTATTAATTTTGGAATTAATGATGTATTAGATGATGTTAGTAAAGAATATGATGATGTATTAATTGAAAAGGAAAAATGGATAAATACTCTTCAATCATTATTATGGAAGAAAAAAGATAAAAATGCTGTTATCAAAACTCATATAACTGATAAAAGTGGTATATATTTTTATGCTACTCCTGCCAGATGCAGAGGTATAAGTGAAAATTTAACAAAAAATTATAAAGATAATAATACGATAGTAAATGGTTTAGATTTATCTACATTTAAACATTCATCAGGGGGTATTTCATCAAATCATAAACTTGGTGGAACAGTTCTTACTCAATTTTATAAAAAATATAGTCAAAAATTAGATAATTTAACAGAAATTTTAACAAATATTTATACTGAATTTGTTATTTCTTTTAAAAATTATGATAATGAAATGAATGATTTTGTGAAATATGTATCAAATTTAGATATGTTAACAACAAAAGCGTTTGTAAGTAAAAATAATAACTACTGCAAACCAGTTATAATTTCAAAAGCAAAAAAAGCATTTATAGAAGCAAAAGATATAAGACATCCCTTAATTGAAAAAATCCAATTAAACGAAACATATGTTCCTAATGATGTATGTATTGGTAAAAAAAAAGATGGAATGTTGATATTTGGAACAAATGGTGTGGGGAAAAGTAGTATTAATAGGTCAATAGGTATATCTGTCATTATGGCACAAGCTGGAATGTTTGTTCCTTGTTCATCATTTAAATATAAACCATATAATGCAATATATACACGGATTTTAGGTAATGATAATATATTTAAGGGATTAAGCACTTTTACAGTTGAAATGAGTGAAGTTAGTACGTTTATTAATACATGTGACGAAAATAGTTTAATTTTAGGAGATGAAGTTTGTTCTGGTACTGAAACTTCAAGTGCTGTTTCTATTTTCGCTTCAGTTCTTCTTTGGTTAAATAAAAAAAAATCTTCTCATATTTTTGCTTCTCATTTTCATCAATTAACAACTATGAAAGAAATTGTATCTTTAAAATCATTAGCAATTAAACATATGTCGGTTAAAAATATTGGTGGAGAATTATATTATACACGTAAATTAGAAGATGGACCAGGGGAAAATATGTATGGTATTGAGGTCTGTAAATCCTTTGATTTTCCTGATACATTTATAAATAAAACTTATGAATTACGTAATAAATATAATAAAAAGTTATGTGGTTCATTAAGTAAAAAAAAATCAAGATATAATTCTAAAAAATTAAAAGGAAATTGTGAATTTTGTGATAGAGAAGGTGTAGATATACATCATTTACAACCTCAAGAAAAGGCTGATATGAATAATTATATTAAAACTATTCATAAAAATCATCCTGCAAATTTAACAAATATATGTAAAGACTGTCATGAAGAATTTACAAAAAATAAAACAATTCATAGAAAAACTAAAACAACAGAAGGTTATAAAATAATCGAACAATAATATAAATGCCTCCAATTAAATTAGATAAATCAAAAAAAAAACCATCATATTTAAAAAGAAAAAAAAAAGAACTTGGTAGAAGATTTGAAAATAAAAAGTATGAACGATTAAAAAAATCTGTTGGTACTGATGCAACGGGATTAAGAATTCAAAAATTATTATCAGATTTTGAATTATATAAAGTTAATTTCCATAATAAATTAAATGAACAAAGACAAAAAAAGAAACAAACAGGTGGTAAAAAAACAAAAAGAAAAAAGAAAAAAAGGAGACGAAGAACCCGAAAAAGATAACGCGTTTTATTTAGGATAAATTATAATTTTTATCTAATTATAATTTATAATGACATTAATGAAATTACTTGGATTAAATAACTTAAAAAGTTTAAGAGGAGGAAGACGTCGCAGTAGAACACGTAAGCGCAGAAAGAGCCGCAGAAGACAAAGAGGTGGAGATGGACATAAAGGAGCTGAGAACGCAGGAGTAGAAGTAGCAGAGGCAGTAAAAGGTGCATCAGCCGAGCAAGCTAAGTCAGGATTTTCTTTAATTGGAGGAAGACGCAGAAAGAGACGCAGAAAGAGCAGAAAGAGCAGAAAGTCAAAGAGACGCAGAAAGAGCAGACGTTCAAGAAAGAGCAGAAAGAGCAGACGTTCAAGAAAGAGAAGAGGTGGATCTAAGAAACGCAGAAAAAGCAGACGTTCAAGAAAGAGTAGAGGTGGTGCAAAAAAACGCAGACGCTCCAGAAGCCGTAGCAGAAAGAGCAGACGTTCAAGAAAGAGTAGAGGTGGCGCAAAAAAACGCAGACGCTCCAGAAGCCGTAGCAGACGTAGCCGTAGCCGTCGTAGCAGACGCAGCCGTTCTCGCAGACGCCGTTAATTAATTATATATAATTTTTTATACTAATTTATTATATATAATGACAAATATAATAGCTGCATCAGTAGATTTTATTAATTATAATATAGGTTATATTTTATTGGTAAGTTTAATTTTATTTATATTTAGGTTTTATTTTAGTGCAAAAAATATTAAGATAGAGAAACAAAAAACAAAAATAGATAAAGTAATTGTTGTTGAAAAAATGGATAATATGAAGGAAGAAATAGATACACTTGTAAAAGATAAACTGTCAAGTGAAGAATCATGTAAAAAACATAAAAGTAAAGAATTATGCACAGCTTTAGGAAGTTGTGTATGGGCGAAAACAACAGATGATGGAAATGTAATTGAAAAATGTTTAAATGCAGAAACAGTTGATAAAGGTAAAACTCTTGGTGTAGATGGTCCAGTTGATATTTGTTATTGTTCATCGAAAGGAAAATTAATACCCTGGGAAAAATATTACTATTACAACAAGGAAAATAAAATAATAGAAAAAAAAGGTCAATTTTGTTCAGCAAAAGGGGATAAATGCATGCAATAATTAATATAATAAAATTGATTTAATAATATCCTTTTTAATATATATTAAAAATGATAATTCCGATTAAGTGTTTTACATGTGGTAATGTATTGGCTAACAAATATTTATATTATGTAAAAGAGGTGCGTAAAATTAAAATTACAAATAATATGGATACTCAAGAAGTAATATATTTAGATGAAAAAAAAATCAAAAAAACGCCTGAAGGTTTAGTATTAGATAAATTAAATTTAACAAAGATGTGTTGTCGTAGACATATGCTTACACATGTTGATATTGAATAATTACAAATTTATGATAATTTATAATTTTTTTTAAAATCTAATTATAAATTATATGGTTAGATTATCAAGAGCTTATAAAAAAAAAATGAGAGGTAGAAGAAAAAGTAGAAAACAAAGAGGAGGAGGATGTGGTTGTGCGTCACCAATGGCAGGAGGAAAAAGAAGAACAAAGAGAAGAAGAAGAAAAAAATCAAAAAGAGTAAGAAGAACAAAGAGAAAAAGACGTAAAAAACGCAAAAGACGTAGAAAACAAAGAGGAGGTAATTTATTAGCATCCTCTAACGATAGTAATTTATCTTGTAATTATCCCAAAAATTTAGGAAATCATTTTGGAAATGAATTAAATCCAAATCCTTACTTTCCAGACCCCCAGAATAACAATGGAAATATGAAAGGAGGAGGATTATGGAGTGATGTAAAACAGTATTGGTGGAAAGGAAATGATGCTATTACAAATACAGGTCAAACATATAAAGGAGAAAAACATAAAGTTCCAGTAGATACGTTAGTTCATCCAGGAATGGCAGATAAACAATATACTTATAGATCATTAAATTTAGGTGATATTCATAATACAAAAGCTAATGAAGTAAAAAGCTTATTGTAAAAAATTATAATTATATATTATAATGGAATTAATAAAATCATTTAAAACTTTATGTGCTCCAGCACAAATTTATTTAGCTATTTCCGCATTAACAACAATGACAATGTGTTTTCAAAATATTGGCAATCCAAATATGTATGCTTGTGGTTTGATGAAAGCTAAAACTCCCATACATAATATGATATATTTTGCATTTAAAATATTATATATTTTTGTATGGACGTATTTATTGAATATGTTATGTAAAAAAGGTATGAAAAAAGTATCTTGGTTATTACTTTTATTACCTTATATACTTATGTTTATTTTTATAGGTTTTATAATAGTTCTTTTACAAAATAATTAATTAAAAGTTAATAATAAATATTATCTTTTAAAATTAGTTTTAAAAAAAATGCTAATGATATATTATATGAGTAAAGATATTATTTCTTGGAAAACTATAGATAAATATTTTAATGATAATAAAAATGTAATAATAAAGCATCATTTAGATTCATATAATGAATTTTTTTCAACTGGTATAAAAAGTATTTTTAGAGATAGAAACCCTGTAAGAATTTTTAAAGATTTAGATAAGGAAACAAAAGAATATAAATATGAATGTGAAATATATTTAGGTGGTGTAAATGCTGATAAAATATATTATGGAAAACCAGTTATATATGATGAGACAAGAGAACATTATATGTATCCAAATGAAGCAAGATTAAGAAATATGACATATGGATTTACAATACATTATGATGTAGAAATGAAAATAAAAATTTTAATAGACAAAGAAGATGGTAACACAGGAAAAAATAAATGGGAAGTTCATAATCAAACATTATCATTTGAAAAAATATATTTAGGTAAATTTCCAATAATGTTACAGTCAAATATGTGTGTATTACAAGGATTACAAGCAGAAGCAAGATACAATATGGGAGAATGTAAAAATGACCCAGGAGGTTATTTTATAATTGATGGAAATGAAAAAGTTATTGTAAGTCAAGAAGGAAGAGGAGATAATTTGTTATATATATTAAAAGATATTAATGATATTTATTCATATGTAGGCGAAATAAAATCTGTGAGTGAAGATTCATCAAAACCCAAAAGAACATTATCAGTTAGATTAGTAAGAGAACAACCCTCTCAAAGTAATAATCATATAGTTGTAAATATACCTCAAATAAGAAAACCTGTGCCTTTATTTATAGTTTTTAGAGCATTAGGAGTAATATCGGATAAGGAAATTATAGAAACATGTTTATTAGATTTAGATAAATATGAAAATTTAATTGATTTATTTATACCAAGTGTCCATGACGCAGGTAATATTTTTACCCAACAATCTGCTCTCTCTTATTTAAGTGGATTATGTAAAAATAAAACAAAATATCAAGTATTGCAAATTTTAATGAATTATTTTTTACCTCATATTGGTGAGATGAATTTTAAAGTAAAAGCATTATACTTGGGTTATATGGTTAAACGATTATTAAATGTTTCAATTGGACAAGAAAAGCCAACAGATAGAGATAGTTTTGAATTTAAACGATTATCAGTATCTGGAAAATTAATTCATAATTTATTTGACGAGTATTATAAATTACAACTTGATAGTTTATATTTAACTATTGATAAAAAATATTTATATAGAAAAAATAAAACAGCATATCAAGGATTAAGTTTTATAGATTTATTTATTGAAAATAATGAAGAATTTTTTAAAGAACGTATAGTAGAAACCGGCTTTAGAAAGGGTTTTAAGGGTGATTGGGGAGCATCTTCTCATACAAAAAAACCCGGCGTTGCTCAAGAATTAAATAGATTATCTTTTTGGGGATTTTTATGTCAATTAAGAAAAACAAATCTTCGTATATCTGCTGATGGTGCGAAAATAATTGCGCCAAGATTACTTCATACAACACAATATGGGTTATTGTGTCCTTTACATTCACCTGATGGTGGAAATGTAGGTCTTCATAACCATATGTCTGTATCAACTATAATTACTAAGGGTTCGTCAGGAAAACCATATATTGATTATTTACGAAAGTTAGGTATGAAATTAATTGAAGAATGCTCATTAAATTATATGAAATATACTACAAAAGTATTTATTAACGGTGCTTGGATTGGATGTGTAAGTGACCCATTTAAAATAGTAAATATTATGAGATTACATCGTCGAAATAATATGATAGATATTTACACAAGTATAGCTTTCAATATTAAAAATAATGAAATTTTAATTTGTTCTGATTCTGGAAGACCAATGAGACCTTTATTTTACTTAATGAATGATATGATATCATATGAAAGAGAAAAAGTATTAAAATTATATGATGATGATTCTATAAGTTGGGAAAATATAATTTATGGCTTTAATAAAACAAAAAATATATTAGAAAAAGATTGTAAAATAAATCTGGATGATAAAACTGTAAATTCATTAGTAGAGAATGCTTGTTTAGTTGATTATTTAGATACATTAGAATTAAATAATATGTTATTAGCTCATTCAAATGATAAAAGAGAAGAATATATAAAAAAAAGAATAACGCATTGTGAAATACACCCTTCTTTAATTTTAGGACTAATGGCAAATCAAATTATATTTCCAGAAAATAATCCTTATCCACGTGATGCTTTTTCCTGTGGGCAATCAAAACAAGGTGTTTCACTATATCATTCAAATTTTAATACAAGATTTGATAAATCATGTTTTGTTTTGAATTATGGACAAATTCCATTAACAAAAAGTAAATATTTAAATTATACTACAAAAGAAGAACATCCATATGGAGAAAATGCTATTGTAGCTATTATGTGTTATTCGGGATATAATGTAGAAGATGCTGTCATAATAAATGAAGCTTCACTCAAAAGAGGATTATTTAGAACAACATATTATAACACTTATCAAGCTTTTGAAGAAACTGAAAAAATGGGAAATATTAAAGTAGAAAAGAAATTTATGAATGTATTAGATAAAAATATTTCTGGATTAAAACCAGGGTATGATTATCAATCTTTGGATAAAACATCTGGTATTATTAAAGAAAATAGCAAGGTTACAGAAAAATCTGTAATAATGGGAATGGGATCTAATAGTATATTATCAAGTGATTCTTATGTAGATAATTCAATATATGCAAAAAAGGGTCAAGTTGGTATTGTGGATAAAGCATTTATGACTGAAGGAGAAGAAGGAAAAAGAATAGCAAAAGTTAGAATAAGAGGTGTAAGAATACCACAAATGGGGGATAAATTTTGTTCAAGAGCTGGTCAAAAGGGAACAATAGGAATTATATTACCTGAACGCGATATGCCTTGCACTGAAGATGGTATCAGACCTGATATTATTGTTAATCCTCACGCAATGCCAAGTAGAATGACAATAGGTCATTTAGTGGAAACACTGACAAGTAAAACAGGATGCATTTATGGAGCCTTTGGTAATTGTACAGCTTTTACAAATAAAGGACCCAAACATAAAGAATATGGTAAAATGCTAACGGAACAAGGTTATCATTCAAGTGGTAATCAAATATTATATAATGGTATGACGGGAGAGCAATTAGAAACAGAAATTTATTTTGGTCCAACATATTATTTACGTTTAAAACATATGCCCAAAGATAAAATAAATTATAGAGCAAGGGGTCCAAGAACAGCTTTAACAAGACAAACTGTCCAAGGAAGAGCTAATAATGGAGGATTAAGAATTGGAGAGATGGACAGAGATTGTTTAATCGCACATGGATTAAGTGGATTTATTAAAGAATCTATGATGGTAAGAGGTGATGAATTTCAAATTACTATTTGTAATAAAACAGGTTGTATTGCAATTTATAATGAAGAAAATAATATATTTTTAAGTCCTCACGCAGATGGTCCTATCAAATTTGTTGGAAATTTAATAGAAGATTTAAATGTTGTAAATATAAGTAAATATGGAAGAGATTTTAGTCTAGTAAAGGTTCCATATGCTTTCAAATTATTGATGCAAGAATTAAAAACAATGAATATTCAAATGAGAATAATTACTGAAGATAATATTGACCAATTATTAACATTAACTGAAGGTACAGATATTACAAAATTAACAAATGGGACATTTTTGAATTTAGAACAAGTTCAAAATGAAATATTAAAAAGGCAAAATGAAAAAGATATAGATAATCAAGTAATTAAAGAGAAAAAGGTAGAAGAACTTGCTGCAACACCTCAAAGTATTTTATATGAGGATATTGATGGAGTAGATACATATATACCACAACAAAATGAAGTTAATGAAGATGATGACGATGGTATAGATTTAGATATAAATGCATTAAGTGGATTTAATTTTAGAAATGGAGATTTAGTAAAAGTAAAAGAAGGTTATTATGAAAATCAATATAGAAGTTCCGTTTTTAAGGTAATAGATTATGATAAAGAAGATATGCAATATAGTTTATTGGGAGAAAGTGGAGAGAGAGAAGGAGAATTAATAAGTGTTTGGGAAGATGAAATAGAAAATTTTAAAGATATACCCACTATTAATGATATACAAAGAATGAATGATGGATTAGATTTAATTAATCCATTTGCGGAAGGTAGACCTCAAACTCCTACAGAAAAAGATGGTTATATAGGAGATTTATTACTTGATGAATTTAAGCCTATAGAGGAAGAAGAGGAAGAAGAGGAAGAAGAAGAGGTTGATAAAGAAAAAGAAGAAGAAGAAGGAGAAAAAATATTAGATTCAAAAAGTTCTTTAGATATTACATCTACAGAAGGATTAGATAAATTATCTACTATAGAAGAAGAAGAAAAGAAAGAAGATGAAGATGAAGATGATAATATAAAAAAAACTATAACATAATTATTTTATATAAAATTGAAAATTATATAAAATGAATTATATAAGTAATATAAATATGAGCGCAGGAAAAATTACGAATAGTCAAATAATTTCACATTTATTTAATTCAAGAAAAATAATTTTAGATTTAGCAAAACGTAGAGGATTTAATATTGAGGAATATAATAATTTTACAGTTAATGATATTTTATTAATGCATACAAATAAACAATTAGATATGTTACTTACAAATAATGATACGGGTAAAAAAATATATTATAAATATCATTTAACGACAAAAATTCGTCCAGCACAAGTCCAAGACTATATTGAGGATTTATTTCAATTGGATGACCCTCCAATTTTAACACAAAATGATGATTTAGTAATTATTGGTAAAGACTCACCAAATCCTGCTTTAAAAAATTTATTACATTTAGAATATGAACAAAACCAATATTATGTAAACATATATAATATTCATAATTTTCGGTCAAATATATTAGATAATAATTTAGTTCCTAATCATAGAATATTAAGCAAGGAAGAAAAAGAAAAGGTAGCAAAAAAATATAATATTATGAAGGATGAAAATTGGCCTGAAATTTCAAGATTTGACCCTCCAGCAATAGCTATAGGTTTAAGACCAGGAGAAGTAACTGAAATTACAAGAAATAGTCCAACAGCATTAGAAACTAAGTATTGGAGATTGTGTAAATAATATATATATAGTATAATATGGTATTAAGTAAAAGACAGATAGATAAATTGAAAAATGAATTTGAAACTCAACAAAGTATTTGGGCTTCAGAATATGATAAATGGTATAAAGCAGTTGCGGAAGAAAAAATGAAGAATGATTATATAGTAGGTAGAGCAGGTGCTCAAAGTACAATAGCTTTTGATAGATTAGCTAATGCAGAAGCAGAATTAAGACTAATTGATTCACAATTACAAACACATATATCTAACGCTGAGGAAAATATAACTACAAAAAGTGATATACTTAAGAATAAAAGATATGTAAATTCTGATTCAATAAAAAAAAAGCAAGCATATATAGATAAAAATAAAAGTAGTGGTACTCGTCAAATAGATAAACTTGATGAGAAAAGTCGTGCTTATTTAACAACAACTTTTTATTCAATATCTTTAATTACTATGTCTTTTTTTATTTATAAACAATTAAACAATAATTAATAAAGTTTTTCTATTGATAGTTTATAAATAAATGTTTTCACATGGTCAAAAATTTATGAAAAAACGAAAAAGATTAAAAAATAAACATCTCCGAAAAAATATGGTATCTGTAGAACAACCTGAAATAGATAATATTTTTAAATCTACATATTCGAATAAAATAAAAGAAGGTTATGAGAATTTAGGAGATAAAGAACAAGCTCTTGAACAAAAAAAGATAGATTTAAAAACCAATGCTGATGCTGCTTTAAATGAATGGTCATCTGCTTATCAAAATGCAAGAACAGAGTTAGATACTAAAAGCAAAACAATGAACGATAAAAGAAATAAATTAGTAAAGGATGATTCAGATATGATATACTATATAGATGGAAATGGTGTTAAAAGAATGTTTACAACAGAAGCAAAGAATGCTCTTAATAATCCGGCTGTTAGACCCAAAAGTTGTCCTGATCCAGCAGTGAGCTCTCCTATACGTGTAACAGATACAGAATTAGGAGAATTTACAGCAGGTGAAAATATGGAGGTAGGATTTCCCTGTAAGATGGGATGTTATAATGTAACAAAAGATGGAGAAACAATATGGGTAGATGCAAAAGGAAAGGTACATGAATATAGTGATTTTGCTGCAAGTGTAAATTTTAATAGTGTACCGGGAGAAACAATACAAGGTAATTCAGTATGGTGGGATAATTTAATGAATCAATCAAATAAAGGTACAATTAATGCAAATGACCCTAATAACTGTGGGTCAGGAATTTCTAGTTCAAGTGCAACTGCATTATCACAAAAAAATGATAATTTAATAAGTAAAACAAGAGATATTATGAATGAAATAAAATCAATGAAAGATAAGAGAACAATTATTGAAAATAAGATAGGTTCAGAATATTCTGGATTTACAAATTTAAGAGAAGGATTTAAGGAAGGAGTTGATGGAGATGTTAAATGGGGTGGTTCATATGTAAAGGGTCAAGCAGAAGCAACTGATGAAACAATGAAATCTAAACTAATACATAAATTAGAAGAATTAAAATTAAAAAGAGATGAAATAAAGAAAGCAAGAGCGAATTTATCAACATATAACAGTCAGATAGAAGAACAAAAATTAAAAATTAACTCTGTAAAAATGCATCATTTAATTTGGATGATAATGGGTGGAACATTTCTTTTAACTGCAATTATTAATTCAAGATAATACTTTTTTATATATAATATATAAAATGGTTTTTAGCAAAATAATGAATAATATGAAAAATATTTTAGATGATTCAAAAAAACAAGAAAATAATAAAAAAATTATTGATAATTTAATAAATCAAGGGAAATTACATAAAAGAAATAAACAAATAAAAATTAAAAATTTTAATGAAAAAAAACATATAATGGAAAATAATACAAATATATTTAGTAGAGGTGATAAAAAAATTCATGATATGCATGAAAATACCATTAATGTTTTACAAAATTTGCAACAAGAATATAATAATGATTTGACAGCATGGGGAACAGGACATAAATCTTTTATGGATAATTATACAAGATTTATGGGTTTGATGAATGATTGTCATACACATTGTCAGTCAAAATATCCAGCAGGAGAGAGTAACCGAGATAATAAAATAAATGCTTGTAAAAATGGATGTTCTTTGGAACAACCAGAATTAATGCCATCCAAAGATGATGATACATATGTTGATAGTAATGGAAGTTTGCAACAATTAGATTGTAATATTTCAGGTACTAAATGTTTAGATGGTTATATCAAGGGTGTAGGAACGGATGTGGCAACGAATGAACAAATTAAAGGTTGTACAGCATGTGGTGGTGGTTCTGGAGGACCTGCAATTATTAGACAAAGTGGTTCAAGTCGAAGTAAAAATATAAAAAGTTGTGATGATATAGACGAAGCTTATAATAATAGAGGTGCAAATACAGTAAGTCTAAAAAGTATGTGTGCTGAAGGTAGAAGAAAAATGAAAGAATTAGATACAACAAAATTTGATTTTAAAACAAAATATTCAGATTTATCAACTTTAAATAATAAATTAGATACAACAGCAAAAACTTTTGAATCAGAATCAAATAGAATAGAAAAAATAAAAAAAAAAATAAGAAGTCAAATACACCAGATAAATGGATATGAAGGAATGAAAACAATGGAAGGAATGAAATCAATGGAAGATTTACTTTCTGAATATAGTAGTATTCAAGCAGAAATAAATGAATTAAGTGGGCGTAGAAATAATAATAAAACATCTGAGGCACAATTGGAAGATGTAGAATTAAAAATTAAAAGTGAAAGATTGCAATTATATATATGGTCAGGTTTAGCAATTTTAACAATGTTACTTGTAATTCAAAAAGTCAAACAATAATTTTTTATAGTTATGTATTATATATATAAATGTCAAATCCAAGTGAATCACAAGTATCAAATGCAGAAGCAGAAAAACATCAATATTACACAACAATATTAAGTAGAATTACTGCAATTGAGGGAGAAATTTATAAAAAAATAACAAAAGGTGGAGGAAGTGCAACGGAATATACAACTTCATTAGACCAATTAAAAAAAGCTCGTCAAGATACATTAAAAAGCTTAATGACGATATATGAAGATGAACAATCAGGATTAATTAGTAATGCACGAGTATTAACAGATCAGAAAACAAATTATGAATTATTAAAACATCAATTAAATGAATCAGAAAAGGAACTGGAAATTTTAAAAGATAATAAGTTAAATAAACAACGTTTAACAAAATTAGGAGAATGGGAGTATGATAGATATCGTTCGCATAGAAATATATTAAAAGTAGTTGTATATGGAACTTTAGCAATATTATTAATTTTAATGGCAATGACAAACATTCCTTTTTTCCCTTCAAGTGTAGGAGTATTTGCCATATTTTTAATAATATGTATAATAGTATACTCAGTTATAGGAAGAGTTTATGAGAATATTAAACGTAGAAATCATAATTGGAATAAATTTGATTATTCAAGATATATGAAAAATGAGCCAGAAAGAGATGGAAACGGTTCTTCAGGAAGAGGTTTATTTGATTTAGATACACAATGTGCTGCTAAAGGATTTATAAAAGAAGCTACAGCAGCAGCCGACGCAGCCACTAAAGACTCATTTTCAAATATGGTTATTCCCGAAACACTTTCAAGAACAATTCAACCTTCTAATAATAAAAACTATGAAAACTATTCAACATTATTTTAATGTATAATAATTATATATATAAATAATGACAAAAGTGCAAGATTTACAACAGGCGATAAATACAAAAAATAAAATAGATGGAAGGATTATAGAGTTGGAAGATGATATATGTCGAGAGAGTAATACTGACGCAGTTTGTAATAAAGAAAAAAGAAATAGATATGAGAATATTGCGAAAGAATCAATGAAATTAAAAAAAAGAGAGATAGAAATATTAGTATCAAGTTTAACAAATTCGATAAATCATGCATTATCGTCTTCGACATGGTTAGGAGAAATGGATTCTTTACATAAAATCCAGACAAAATACGAAAATAAATTAAATAAAGATGTAGTAACAGAAGCACGTAAAAGTGCTATATCAAATAGAATAACAAAGTTTTATGATAAAAAATATGAAGGTATAAAAGATGTATCATATTATTTAAATATTATATATTGGATATTTTTTACAGTTATATTAATGATAATATTTTGGAAGAAAAAGTTTAACGATGTTCGATATTGGCCAATGATAACAATGATGATTTTATTTCCATTAATATTTATGAAAAGTATAATATTTCAGTTACCAATAGTAAATAAACAAGTAAAAATTCCAAGTTTATTTGATTATATATTTGAAAATTTTGACCATTATAAAATAGATAATATTTATATAACAAGTATTATATTGATGTGTATTTTAATAGGTGTATATACGTTAGCAAGTAAATGGCCATTTAAAAATATGGTAGATTCGGTAGAATAAAAATAAATTTTATATAATTTAATATAAAATTTATGAAAATAAATTTAAAAAGATATGAACCTCCAAAACCCTTTTATAAGATGTCTATTGATGAATTATTAAATTATAATGAGAAATGTAAAAGATTAGATAAAATTTACTTTACAAGAAAAAGGGGTGGAAGGAAAAGAAAGACAAGAAATAGAAAAAATCGAAAAACTCGTAAAAGAAAGAAAAGAACAAGGAAGATTTCTCTCCAAATAAAAAAAATGGAAGTTGAAAAATAAGAGAGAAAACAAAAAAATATGTAGAAATATTAATTTGTATGAGAATGTTCATATAAATTAACAAAATGAGTTACCAATAAATATCATGCCAATTAACCCTAATGAGAAACCTAAATGATAATTGAATTGCATAGTTTTATAAATATCCAACCAGGCTTGTTTTTCTTTGAATGAGGATAAATGATTAATCATATAATCACTTTTGGGATGTAAAATATAAAAAAAGTAATTGATAGTAAAAGAAGTGGATAATATGAAACATATATTGGATAATTTATTCATTTTGAATAATTTATTATTATTAAGAATATAAAGTGATAAAATAGAAATAATAAACCCTAATCCAAATCCTTTAAAATATATATTTTTTCTTTCTTCGGTAATTTGGATATATTTTTGTTTTTGTTTTTGATTAAGTAATTGAAATAAGGGATTACTAAGAGTTTTTTTATTTACTCTAAAAGTCATAAAAATACTTGAAAATATGAAAGCTCCAGCAATAATGCATGAATTAGTACAAACCATTATAAATTATAGTAATAAAAATATTTTTTGAATATTATTATTAATCACTATCACTTTCTTCATCATCATCATCATAACTATAAATAATTTTCCAACCATACCAAGAACCCCCACCTCTCCCTCTTCTTTTACCACAGACCTTATCTAATTGGTCATATAATTCTGTAGATTTAGGTGGAGTTTCGTGAAATGTATTTTTATACCATTCACTAAAGTGGTCTCTAATTTCGGTTTTCTTAATTTTGTCATCATCACAACCTTTTTTGATGTTTTCCATAAAGAATTGTGTCCAAACATTTTGCTGTGCTTCATATTTTTTAGAAGCTTCTAATACCATAGGACAATCATTAACAATTCCACCTGTAGTATTAACTCTTTCAATTAATAAAGCTGTGAAAACTTTAACCCAATGAGGTAATCTATCTTTCATTTTCATATCTTTTACATAAATAGGCTTTTCTGGGTCACCTACTAATCCTTGTCTTTTTTTTAATTTATATTCCTCGGGATCTACAAATTCACTAACATAATCAACCTGTCTAATTCTTCTCCACGTGCCTTTATCTGTAGATTTAATTTTAAACAATCTATTAGTGCAACAAACAAGTTCAAATTGTGGATAAAATTTAATCATTTCTTTAGCATACATACCTCTACCTTCAATTTCATCACCACCAGTTAATTGTTTCATAATACCCTCATTTAATTCATCTCCCGCAGATGGTTCATCCATACTTACAAAACGTTTTCCTTTTAATTTAGTAATTTCTGGAGTAGGACCTCCAACGCCTTTTCTTTTTTGCGTAATTAACGCAATATTCATTTTATCCGCATAATCACCTAATGTTGCATTCATTAAATCAACCCAAATGGATTTACCATTACCACCACCACCTGTGTAAATAACAAATTTTTGATTTCTATTTTCTCCAATTAAAGTGGAAGCAGCATGGTCCCACATATATTGTCTTAGTTCTTTATTAGGAAATACTTTTTCCATAAAATCATCAATTTCACCTTTAATTTTGATATGTTCTTCGTTATTTTCATCAAATGGTTCATAATCATTATTGGTAGAGAAACTAACATAATCTTCAGGTTTCCCATCTCTAAAACATTTTTCATTAAAATCATAAACACCATTATCAAAACCAAGTAAATTTTTATTTTCATCCATTTTTTGTTGTAATTCATCATTATAAAAGTGTTCCATACATTCTCCCATAATAGCTTTTTTTTGATTATGCGATTTTAATCTTTGAGCAATTCTATTAAAAGCGGAAGCATTTTGTAGAAAATTTTCTCTTTCGCCAGCAGAATATTCTTCGTTTGTACTTTTATCTTTTTCTTGTTGAGCACTATGTTGAAATAGTCCTTCAACATCTTGGGATAATCTAATTCTTAACCCATATCCATTATCGCTAATTTTCCAACTATGCTTATGATATTGAAACCATTTTTTCTCTTTTAAACTAACACAAGCAAATTCTCCCATAAATAAATTTTTAGCTAATATTGCAATATCTGTGTCACTCCCACCTCCTGGTAGAGTTTTATAAACTAACTTTTCAATACATTTACCCAGAATTTCTTTATATTTTGATTGATTAATACTTTTAGCCCAATAATGTATAGAACGAAATGTTTTTCCTTCGTCATTCATTTCATTCCACTTTTTATGTAATTCAGGAATAGAATGCCATTCAAATTTATCAGATTTGGCTGAAAATTTTACCCAAGTCCAAAATAGATTAATACTATCGGTATTATGTAATGCCCAACCAACTTCCATCCATTCTTTAAATGGATTAAAATAATTACCATCTAATATCATTGTAATTTGATGTAAAGTTTTAATATGATAATCTTTTAAATTCAAAACAGAAAATGTTTCATCAATGATACCATTTAATTCATTCATATTTGAAGGATATTTTAAATTACCTATAAAATTATTAGATAAGGATAAGGCTAAATTTTTTGCGTAGTTCTTTTTTTTTTGTATCTTTACTTTTTTTTTGTTTTTTATATTTTCAGCTGTCTGGACATATTTTTGTTTTACAGATGCGGAATCTAAAATGTTTATATTATTTTTATTTTTTGCACTAATAATTGGTAACATTTGTTCAATATTATATGTAGATTTATCCTTTATTTCAAAATTATATTCATCGTTATCAATAGTAATATTAAAGATATATTTAATTTTATATGAGTCACATTTGGGTTTTCTAGAAGCATAAACTTGCCAATTATTCCTACCGCTTGATATGGATTCATCAAATATATCTTTAACATCATTAACACAACCAAGACCTTCTTCCGAGAAAATTTTCATATCGTTTTTTTCTTTATCCATTAAAATATTTCTCAATGTCATTTGAATATTATGCATCATATTAATACACCAAACCATATGAATACCATCTTTTGTTTCTTTACCTTTATTGCAAACAGGTCCCTTTTTTTGGGATATAAATACAGGAAATTCTATTTTTTCATTAAAATCAAATAATTCTTGAAGAGATTGGCAAAATAGTTCAAGAACGGCTATGATATCATCTTGATCATATTGTCTTTCAGTAATTTCTTCTGGAAATCTTAAATCTAAATCAATTAACAATGGACCACCATTTTCTTTATCTTGAGATTCTGTTAGATATTCATTATTTTTACTTTTATAAATATGTTTAAAATACAACTTCCAAAATAAATCCATATTTTCATCAGGAATATGATATTTTCCACCCCATATTTTTGTCCCGTCTTTATCTTCACCGCCTATTCTTGTATGAGTAATTGATTTGTTACTATTATCACTTGACTTAATTTGATGTAATTTTAAAAATTCAGAAAATGTTTTACATTTTAATTTACTCATTTTATAATTCTAATATATGAATATATTTTTTAAATCAATTTTAATTTATCAGTAATTTAATTACTTTTTAGATGTTAAACTTAAATATGCTGTAAAATTAAATAATATATGAGAATAATTTAAATATTTCTAAATAAATATAGTTATATGTCAGGTAAAGAACCAAAAAAAATAACAATGTCAAAAATAAATAAAAGAAGATTACAGAAAGATATAGTAGATATTATAAAAGAACCCTTAACAGATAATGGAATATATTATGCTCATGATGAAGAAAATATGTTAAAAGGATATGCTATTATTTTTGGACCTGATGATTGTATTTATAGATATGGTGGATATTGTTTTGAATTCACATTTCCTTATGATTATCCTTTTTCTCCTCCAAAATTAAAATACATTACCAATGATAATGTTACACGATTTCATCCTAATTTATATAGAAGTGGTAAAGTTTGTATAAGCATTCTTAATACATGGAAAGGCGAACAATGGACTTCTTGTCAAAGTATTAAATCTGTTTTACTAATGTTAGTTACTTTATTACATAATAAATCTTTACTCAATGAACCAGGAATTAAAGAAACACACAGCTCTTTTAAAGCATATCACAATATTATTACTTATAAAAATTTAGAAATTGCTATTTTAAGAAATTTAAAAAAAGAAAAACTACATCTAATGGGCAAATGTAGTGTCTTTTATCAAATCTATATTAATCATATCAAAAAAAATAAAGATAATATTTTAAATTATATACAAAAATTAAAAGAAAAGAATAAAGAAAAAAAAGAAATAACCGCAAGAATTTATAATATGTCTTGTGTTATTGATTATACAAATTTATATATAAAATTTCAAAAAATATTTACTGAAATTTAATTAATTAATAAAATTGAAATAAATATATATTGTTTTATATTATATAAAACATGCATTTCTGTCCAAAATGTGGTAATATGTATTATTTAAAATTATTAAAAGAAGATACTGATAAATTAATTTATTATTGCAGAAATTGTGGTAATGAAGATACATCTTTAGTTCAAAATTTAAATAACTTATATGTCAGCAAGACAGAAGTTAAAACAAAAATGAATTATAAAAATGTGATAAATAAATATACAAAATTGGACCCTACTCTTCCAAGAATTCATAATATAGATTGTCCAAATGTTGAATGTCCAAGTAATTCAAACAAATCAAATATTGAAGAAGAAGGTGAATCTAAAGGAGGAGAATCAAAAAAAAATATAGATAAAGAAATATTATATATACGTTATGATGATAAAAATATGAAATTTGTATATTTATGTGCAAATTGTGATACTATATGGAATACTGAATCTAAATAATAAAATTGAAAACAATATAATAAAATTTTTATTATATTAATATAAATGAGTTCTCAAGGTTTAGAAGAATTTGATGTTGAAAAACAATTAAAAAAAGATGAAGAACCTATTGTATTATCCGAAAAAGAAGATTTAGACAATGATTTTGATAATGATACTGAAGATAATGTTGAAGATGATTTTGATAATGATACTGAAGATAATGTTGAAGATGATAATGATGATGTAGAATCTAACTCTCCAGAATCTAAAGATGCAGACCCACCCCAAATATCTATCAAAACTGATAATTTCATTAACAATGATGAATTAGATGCTATTTCAAGTGATGAAACCGATAGTGACGACGAATATGAAGAAAATATGAATAAATTGGAACAAGATATAAATAAAGATATGATATTTTCATATCACCCTGAAACAAAACAAATTAATTTTAAAGAATTAATTACTTTGTCAAAGGTTGCAAGAAATAAACAAGGACATATTATAGACCCATTACATACCACTATTCCATTTCTTACACGTTTTGAAAAAGCAAAAATATTAGGACTACGAGCAAAACAAATCAATCATGGTTCAAAACCCTTTGTTGAAATAAATAGAAATATAATTGATGGTCATACAATCGCTCTTATGGAATTAGTTCAAAATAAAATACCTTTTATTATCAGACGACCTTTACCTAACGGAGGAAGCGAATATTGGAAAATTTCAGATTTAAAACACTTAGAATAATAATTAAAAAAAAATTAAATTTTAAATTTTTTTTAACGATTTAATCTTAATGTAGATAAACGTTTAAATGTTTCATTTCTTGTCATTTGGTCTGCTGTATTTATATAAATATTATTATTTGAACCACCATCTGATAAGACATTAGGACGGCTTTTTTTAACAGCAGAACAATCTCCACCAATTAAATTACCAAATTGGTCTCTTTGTCCCACTGTTCGTAGTAATAAAGGTCTATATAATTTCAAATTTGTAGCTGTTGTATTAAATCTACCATAAGGAAACTTATTGTTTTTACATATAAATATTTCGTCTGTTACAAAACCATTTATATTAAATGAAGGAACTGTTCCAGCATCACTTAACTGTGTTATTAAACCGTCACTTAATAATAAATCCGCCAATCCAATCCATCTACATACACCTGATATTTTATATTTATACTTGTCAAATATTCTTATTGAGTTATCAATAAATGTATATATTACTTCCCCATCGACTATATTATAATTTAAATTTGGATGAGATGTATCATTTACTAATGTTATTATCTCAGCAGTAGTTGTGTTTTCTCTCACGACATTCCAAATAATTTCTATTTTTTTTCCTATTTCCCCCCCATTGGCTACTGTTTTATTAAAATTTACATCATCTTGAAGAAATTCAAATCCCTTCCATTTTAATTCAAATGATGTATTATCACTATTAAGTTTTGTTGTAAAATCAGTATATCCCTCTTCATTTATAGGTATTATATATTCTATGTTCGGAATATTAACCAATAATACTTTAAAATCTGTTGGTCCTATTATTCCATTATTCATACTTTTGTTTTGTCCTCCAGTGCCATTTATACCATCATCCCAAAATTTAATTTGTATATCATATAAATTATTCCATATTTTTCTATCTGTAGATGTTTCTAATCCATTATTTCTACTTAGTTTTTGATTTAAAGGAATATTCATACTAAACCTTTTATCAGGCTCATCCGGATTTGGTACACTTACACCACCATTATTGTTTGCTGGTAGCGATCTATCACCGATAAGAGTTGTTCTGCTTATTCCAAAAGGATTATATTCGGTTTCATTACATTTAAGTTCAATTATAGCATTTTCCACATTAGTTGTATTTATCGGACCTAATTTTGTTGTTATAAAATTCTCACCTAATATATCTATAATAATATTAGATGTAGCTAATACATTATTTTCAGTTGCTGCTGACATAGCAAAACTATTTTCATTACTATTTAGTAAAATATATTTTATTTTTAACTTATTTTCATCTGTAAAATTAACACTGATATTTGAAATTGATAATATTTGAGATATTGTAGTTTGATAATTATATTCTATCGGTATATTCTTTTCCGTAATATTATTGAAAAAATAACTATTAATTGGTTTATATAATCTCCAATAATCTGGAATTAAATTATTTTTTAAATTTAATGTAAATGGTCTTAAAAAAATTATATTTTCATTATTTAAAGATTTTAATTGGACACTATTAATGTTAATATCAAACATGTTCTCAGACTCAAAAAATATAAATAATTCATCAGCCAAATTTCCATTTATATCGTAATTCAAAACTAAAGTATTATTTTCATATAAGTCTATATTTAAAGTATTTTTTGGATCTTGCAGAATTTTCGCTTGGTACGGGTCGGGGATGGGCACTGACCCCGTAACATTAGTTCTTGCGTAACGTGCAGCATATGAATATGTTAAGCCTTCATCTTGAATTAATAATGGTGCATAACTATGGTTTATATCACGATACGAATTTGCATTAAAAATATATGGTAATTTAGTATTTATATATCTAAATGGTTCATAACCAAGTGGTGTAGAAGATATATCAATATATTGATCGGTAGTGGAGCCAATACTAAATATTTTTTCTTGATACGGATTTTCATCTAAACTGGTATCAGCTTCATACTCTGTAATCTCTTCTCCAATTTTTGCTCGCGATTGAATTTGAAATACATTACAACTTAAATCATAATATTCTATATTTTTTGTATTAGTCAATAATGTACTTGTTATGTTAGGAGTTGTTGTATGTTTAGATAATCCAGACGCAACATCAAATAAAATTATATTTTTTTTTGTTATATCATTATTACTATCAATATCACTCGATGTCCATTCTAATTCTATATCCTCTGTATCTCTTTTCGCATTTAAACTTGATTTTCCTGATGGCGTAGCAGTACCACTCATCCCATCATGTCTAAAAAATGTAACTTTTGAGCTACTATTTTTTCCAAATGTATATTTTATTTTATAAGATTCACCACTTATTGGAGGAACTAATAATTTATAATATACTTTAAAATGATTATCTACAATATCAGTTAAGGTTCTTTGAGTATCGTCTGTAAAATATTGAGAAACATTGGTATTAAAATCCTTCAACAAGTTAATTGTATTACTATTACTAACACTACCATAATATGGTTTTAAATTATTTCTTGGTAAATCTATTGTGTTTGGAAATCTTGCATATCCTCCACCACTGCATTCATTACCATTCAAATCTAAATAATTATCAACAAATCTATAATTAAATTTACCATTTTTACCATATATTCTAACCTTTGTTTTTCTTGGACTATTTAAACTACACCACAATATATTATTTAAATTATAAGTAGGAGTTTGAGTTGAATCTGTTCTTTCTCTGCCATTATCAGAATCTTTATTTTTAAGAGTGGTATTATTATTCCATCCATGAGTACCCATACGACTCTGAAATTTACCTGATCCAAAATTATCTCCATAATAACCTATGTGATTGTCAGGATTAGAAAATCCCATTTGACTGTAATATCCACCAATTATTTTTGTTACTGATACTCTATTAATAGTTTCTTGATCACCTGTTCCAATCCATTTTTGTAAAACTTTATTGGTAGTTCCATTATAAACTAAATCATTATATATTCCATCTGTATCCATTAATCGGTCATTATTTGTCCAATCTCGTATTGTCATAATGGGGTTTGTTCCTGTGTTATACGTACCATTTGTTAGCCCAGCAGTTCCTTCTGAAAGTACGGTTTTAGTC